TTCAACATAACATGAAGGACAACCCGATTTACACATTATATGATTTTTTAGGGAAGTGTTAAACGTTCCATGAGTGGGACATATAATATCTACGTTATCTTTAGTATAACGAACATCATCGTTTATCATAGAATAGTCATAAGTACCAACGCCGTGTATTGATTCAGCTTGCGCAATTAAATCTAATACATTTCGTTTTCTATTATAAAAAGAACACTTAGGACACCCTTCTCCGTTTAAGTGAGAAAACACTCGCTTTTCGAAAAATCCATGCTTTGGACACAAAATTCGTACTCTTGATAACACACCATTATCAACAACACTATAATCATAGTTATACGTATGATTATAGCGAATTTCGGCTTTTGTAATAAATTCTTCAGTTGTTATTTTTTTCATTTAATTAATAAAATAATCAGATGCCTCTGAAGTTACTAATCTCGTTATATTATTTAGCGAATATCCTCTTGCTTTAAAAGCGTCAACAACTGAGACATATTGATCATACATATCTTTCAATTCCAAGTACAATTCGTACACACTTAAATATGATGGCTCGTGGTTGATGTATTGTTCTTTGTCTTTAGATTGAAGTTCTCTTGAATAATTTTCTGTATAATCTTTCCACAATTTACCTCTTGTTCGGTGAACCTGAGCTTCCACATAGTCAAGAGCAGATTTTAATTCTGCCCTACGAGAATCATAAAACACCAACCACCCAGGTTGTTCGTTGTTAGCTACAACAAGTTGCTTTCCTTTGAGGCGAAGATGATCCTCAAATCCAGCTAGATCGTTCTCGTAAACTTCTAATACTTTAACAACATTTGTGATGTTTTCATGTAGTAATTCTAGAGGTCTATTCATTTTAGTGTAGAGTTCGTTTTATTTTTATTGTTGCACGATTATCCTTGATATCATCATCTGGATCAACATCACCGTCGTCATCTTCAATATCTGTGATATTATATCGTTGCAACAAACCACTTACCCTTTCAAACAATTCAACTTCCCTAGCCACTCGACTTGAATCTCGTTGTTTAAAAAATTCAAGTATCTTCTCTTTAGATTGTTGTTTTATAACTTCGATTGGAATCCCTACAGTCAAGACGCGGTGTTTTTTATCTTGTTGTAATGATGGCATCTTTGCTACAATTACGAGCAGTTCGTTAGATAAATCAATACTTTCCCACTCCATTTCATGCGCATTCTGTTCGAGGTATTCAATAATCGCCTCAAACACAAAGTCAATTTTCTTTGCAATTCCACTGGTTGCTCGTTGGTGTACAAAATTACGTTTGTTTATAGCATCTACAATCTCTGTAACAAATTCATCTGTTAATGCCGACATCAGAAACTCCTATTTTTGGATATTTATTCCAAAATAGGAGTGTGTCCAAATACAGGTGCATTTTATTACCAAACCGTGTCTTGTATCTGCATTATTGTGTTAGCAACATACGTCACATTTACTTGACTTGGAAGATGTGTTTTTTTAACTGCTTCGTTAACTTCATTATTCATATGATCTGCATATTCGATGATTTGTTCATATGACCAAGCTCCATTACGAATCGACAATAACTCTTGAGCATCTGGTCTCTTAACTTTAATAACACCTTCTGTTAAAGCTTCATATCCCATTCGCAGTAGCCGAACCAAGTGCATTGCATGTTTTGTATCATAACCAAATTGTTCTTCAAGGGAAGAACGAGCAACATTTCGGTTCTGTTTCCATGTCCAATAATTTTTCCAATTTGTGTGTGCTTCTTCAAATTGTTTAGAATTAATTTTAACAATCAATTCTGGAGTTTTTCCTTTTCTTGTTACAGTTTTTAACACAAAACTTGACATATTATCAAAATAAACCTTTTCATGGACAATTGGGTTACCGTTCTTATCCTTCCAACACGAACCTTTTTCGCTAAACAAAGCATATAAATTATCACCTAAACTCAATGCAGAATATCCATTAAATGGAACGGTTTTATTCCATTCCAAATTACTGGTGAAGTTATAAACAATACTAACATGATCAAGCTGTTGTGGAGCTTGAACTGGTTGTGGATTATTGACCCATTTGTTGTGACCTTTAATACGTTTTAACTGAGAAAATCCATATCCGGTTGTAGAGAACGCAATTTTTTTCGTTAACAAGTTTCCCCGAGCTTGACGAAGAATTTCATATCCTGGGGAAGAAAAAATCAAATCTTGTCCAGCTGTCCATAACAATTCTACCACATTTGGATTTTGTTCAACAGCCAACTTCATGAATTTATTCAATTCAAAAAATTTAATATCCCCATCAGGAAGCTCTATTTCTTCAACGTCAAAAAACGGAGTACGGATGCTAATTTGATCAGCAACAAATATTCCACGGATGTCTACATCTGATGTTGGAAGATTCGTTCCATATGCTCTTGAGCCTGCATACATCTCTACAACTTTGTTCCGATCTAAAACTTTTTTCATATCCATTTTTAGTTTCCAAATTAATTAAGTTGAAGAAATAAAGTAAATCATTTACTCAACTATGTCTACGATTTACTACACCATGCTGTTCTAAACACGCAAACCCTGTTGCAACGACCTGAAGAATTTCAAGTAGAGCATCACTATCACCATTTTTCATCCAAGCATCTTCAGCTTCAATCAACTCCTTTTTCATAATCAATAACCAGTTTGGAATTGTGTGAATTTTTTGTTCAATAGTCCCCCACTTCAAATCTTGATATGTGCGTTCTGCTATAATAGCGTTTATCACATCTGTTCTAGGCACATTGTTCATGTTATGGTCTCCATTAAATTTGATTTTATGAATCGTATTTTACCACAATCCCATATCCGAATACAACCATTAATATCACAATTAACTCTTTCACTCAGTAGTGGATCAAAATTCTGAAGTTTTTTAGATAAAAACTTCCTTCTGTAATTAAATTTATGAACTCGTTTATTGTTTTCAATATAATAATAATCTGGTTTTAATAATTTATTAAATACAAACCCGTTATTAACGTATAACTCTCCAACACTCCATCGACAATCTGCAAATGTAATTATTTGTTTCCATGTATGATTGTTACAAAAATGAGAAATTAATTTAGAAAACCCACCAGGAACGATTGTTGATGTTGCATATCGATTTAACACGAATGTGCCATTGGACTGTTTGATGAATGTTATTGCTGCTACGATGCTCTCTTTATATTTTAATCCATAACTAATCGAACCAGGACCATCTCCCTGAATGTGATATTTTTCAAAAAACTCACGTTTTTGGTAATATTCAAGTGGCACAATAATGGTTTTTCTAGCAAATATTGAGTTCTGATGATCTTCTTGAATAATATGAAGAATTTTTTGTTTTATTATATCTGTTTGATAAATCCACTCATCTGAAAATATTGTCAATAACCTAATCTTGTGTTCGGTACACCGATCCAATTTTTCTTTATGAAAGTTTGGTGTTTTAAATTTGTCACTGTGCCAATATAACCCGTTATATTCAATTGCGACATTATAGTCCGGAAGAAATATATCAAGTTCGTGTGGTGCAATAATTTGCCTATTACCAGTCACAAATTTGATATTATGTTCAGCTAAAAAATCTGTTATTTGACTCTCTTGATAACTATGAGCATAATAGCGCACATCAATAGAAAATTTTAACATTCTTGTTGATATTAATTTTTCATCCTTTAAACCTAATTCTGTAGCAATTTGTTGAAGTGGTTTTCTAAGTGTGTGATGTTGATTTATCAACCATTCTTTATTTGTTAATTTTTCCAATACATCACTAGAAAAATTGTCATATCTATGTTCCTGTTGTTTATGTTTTACATAATCCAGCTTTGACGTAGATGTAACACCATACTTATACATAATTGTATCATGTGCTACTTGTTGTACAGCTTTACTTTGAAGGGGAAAATCAACTCCGTATAATCTTTGATTAGTTGATTGGCGTTGATATTTGCCACTATCTGACTGTTGATGATATTCTGTTCCGTATAAGTTCATGTTTGTTTCACGGGCTTTGGCTTTTACTATTTCATTTTGGGTTGGATACTCTACTCCATACTTAATTAAACACGTTTTCTTATACTTGGCCTTAACTGTATCAGTTGTTCTTGGGTGACCCCCATACCTCGTGTTATTTGTGTCTGATATTTGTTGTTTTTTATCAGGTGAGTTGTTACTACAATACGTACTACAGTATTGTCTGTATCCAGTTGTATTATTGAATTTAACTATATTATTACCACACACCAAACACACTGGGTGTTTGGTGATATTATGCATTATGCAATACAGTCGTTCTGATAAAGAGGTCGCAAGTGAACCTTGTGTAAATGAGTATATCGCCTGTCGTAAATCTGGGAGGTTTTCAAGTATTTTACGTCCAGATGAATTTACTCTACCAGACTTCAATATAATGTTGAAGAGTTTTAATTGGGCGATCAACTCTTCTCGTGACATTACTCTTCTTCAGCCTTTTTAAGGCGTTTTTTCTTAGAAGATTCTCCAGATGACATATCCACAACTTCATTGTCTCCAAGTTTCACTTGCAGAAATGCATCTGTTAATGTTTCACATTGTGCCAAAATATCAGGTGCAAATTGATTGAAATTTTTGGATTGAAATTTTTCTTCTCCGAATTTATACCAAGACCCGTTCTGTTCTACTACTCCCAACCCAACAGCAGCCTCTAACAAGCCATTATATGAATCCATACCAGTTTCATATGGGACCTCAATAGTAACACTCATAAATGGTCTACAAAATCTTGTTTTATACCCTTCACATTTCATACGTATGCCTTGGACATCACTAGGAGTGTCTCCTCGTAACTTTAACTTTGTCAGTAGTGTAATTTGGGACAGAGAATATTTTACTGCATCATTTACAATCCATACTCCCTCACCGTTCATCACATCTTGATTCTTATATACTTGGTGTGTTACAATCATACTAATATTTTGATGTTTAATGGCATGCACGAATTGTCTCAAGACAGACTTCATCTGTTTGCTTCGTTGTCCTTGGTCGCCCTTGAGAACACCTTTATCAAAGTTTTCTTCTTCAGTTTCGGTCATGAGCATATCTAAACTATCTATAACAATCACTACTTTTGGTGCATTAGGATCTCCGATTCCATACTCTTTCTCATATGATTTAAGAAACGACGACACATATTTTTGAGCTTGTGGAATAGTATCCAAATCTGCATGAATAAACATATCTTCACTAACGTCTACACCAATCTTGGAAGCAAACACTGCATCGAGTGCGTGTTCACTGTCTCCAACGACTGCAAATATTCCCTCTTTTTGTGCTTCTCTTATACAATTACAGGTAATAAACGTTTTTCCTGAGCCTGATGGGCCAGCGAAACAAACTATACGACCTTGGGGAATTCCCTTCAAAAAACTACCCGAAATAGTTTTATTTAAAGCGTAATTTCCAGTGGAGAACCAGTATCGAGGTGGCTCAGCAGCACCTATATCAATTCCTACTTTATCCATATCTTTAACAAAACCTTTAACAAACTCTGTTTTAAACTTTACCATTTTTCATCTCCTGTTTTATTTTAGACCATTCACTACCCCAAATGGTGACTAAATTGTATCCATACTGTTTAATAAGTTGTTCTCTCAGCTGAGTCTCATTCCATAGTTGTTCAGCAGTTTTTGATAAAAACGAAAACGGAACATCTGCTGGATTTAACACATCTAAGTTTCCATGCCACATATCCCCATAAAATTCATACACTGTGTTAGTTTCTGGAATAAACCCATCAAAAAACACATGTTTCTTTCCCAATTGCTTATGTACTTGTCTTGTCTCTGGTTTGTCAGGGACTCCAACATAGTCTAACCACTCTTGTTCACTTTTGGATGCTACTCTGCTGCATTTTCTGCATCCACACCTAGCATTTATATGAGTATCAGGAACTTGACTGAATACTCCATGTTTTTTACATATTATATTAACAGGAGTTTTACTATTGATATACTCTACTAAAGAATAATCATACATATCACCATGTGTGTTAATCGCTTTTTGAATAAATATGTCCTTTCCACTTTTGTTATAAGTTTTACAATTAGGACACCCTACACCATATAAATGGTCATTGGGTTTTCTTAGAAAGTGCCCATGTTGTGGACATATTATCTGAACTTTTTGTTTATTGTGAATATACTCAACTAAAGAATAATCATATTTGTTATCATATAATAAATTGCATCTATCAATAAATGTTTGTGTAGATAACCGTTGATTATCAGCCTTACAGTATTTGCAACCATATCCAGCTAAATGTTGATATGGCTTTTGTAAAAAAGGTCCATGTTTTCTACAAATAATAGTAACTGGTATATGAGAATTTTTATAGTTAACTAACGAATAATCGAACAACCCACCATGAATTATGTGGGCTTGTTCGATAAACACCTTTTCCGTTTTTTGTTGCACGTGTTTATAAAGTATTATTCACTATCTACCTTATTTGCCTTACGACGAGCACGAAGTCTTGCTAAAATTGCTTCCGGATCGTCATCATCACCATCAGAAGATGAGTCAGCAGGAGTAGATTCTACTTTATCTACTTTAGTTGTGGTTGGTTTCTTAGTAGATTTTTCAACGACATCCTTGATAGATGACACTTTAGTGACAGGTGTATCATCAACATTTTCGGTGTTATCAGATCCCGAATTATCAGAGTTATATTCTTCCCCAGTCATTGCAGCTTTAAGCATTGCTTCAACTTTGTCTAAGCCTGGGTTCTTGGGAAGTAACGTAGATAAGTTGATAAGAGACGCTTCAACATGAGATACAGTTTCATCGTCAAGATCACTTGCACGTTTAGCGAATGAACTGCGTGAATAATCCGCATAGTCGCCACTTTGACGCTTTTTAATCATGAAGTTTGTTCCACCTTCATACAAATATGGGATTTCTTCCAAATCACCACTTTCAAAAGCGTCCTTAATTGCATCATAAATCTTACTACCTAACGCTAGATAACGAATTTTACCTTGGTGAGTTTCACCTGTTTCTTTATCCGCAGGTAGAGGATCTTCGATTATCAATGCTTGAGCAATGTATTGCTTCTTACGCCAATATTTCTTACCGTTTGTTTTATCATCTTTCTTGTAAAAGGCAGCTGATACCTTACAAATTGGACAATCTTCACCATACATCTTAAGACATGGTACTGATTTATTTTCCCCATTAATACTTAAAGTATGCATTAATTTTTCAACTAAGAACCCCATTGGGTTTTCTTCATTTGCGTCAGGTAAAAAACGTACAGTTGATTGTTCTCCTACTTCCATATTCCAAAATGGGTAATAATTATTTTGTCCACCTTCGGTTGCGGTTTCGGATTTCTTGAATTGACTCTTGAGGTCATTTAATGAGAGTTTAGCCATTATTATTCTCCTTTTCACTTTTCTCGTGTTGTGATTGAATTCACTTTTAAATAATACATTTTTTTCGCTTAGAGATCAAGGGTTATGATCACGGTTGTAGAAAATGATTTCTACACATGTATTTATGTTAGTTATGAAAAACGTTACAACAAAGTAATAGGGTCAAGATAATGATAATAACAAAATTTTCCCCGTAAACCCTACTGAGAACGTAATTTGCATGGTATTGTTATCTACAAACAATACTTGGATTGGTATAATGGGAGTTTGTACTCCATTAACATCAACATATATATTATACATAATATCAGCTGAGTTTAAATTGTGGGTAATGATCCATATGTTAGAGTTGATTGTAATTATCTCTTTATATGATTTACTAATACCCAAACTCGATACTGAGTTATCAACATACTGCTTTGTTGCTGCATTTAAGTTGGATGTTGGGTCTCCAACCAAAGATAGATCACCAGTCATACTACCACCCGAGGTAGACAATCGCGTTGCAGTAGTGACATCAACATATTGTCTTGTTGCTGCACCCAGACTATTTATTGGGTCTCGATATAAAATTAAATCACCAGTCATAACATCTCCACCCCTGTTCACATAGGAGCCAATGTTTTGACTTACTTGAGTGTCAACATACTGTTTTGTTGCAGCTTCGAGAGCAGTGTGAGGATCTGAGGCTAGTTGTAATATCCCTGTCAACGTTCCACCTGTTAGGCTTAGATATAACTGATCAGCAATAACTTGACTCAAACCTCCACCTAGTGTTACGTTACTAACCTGTGTGTCAACGTATAATTTCGATGCTGCTTCTAAACCATATTGTGGATCACCTTGCAACATCAAATGACCATTTACAGTAAGATCCCCAGAAACGGTATCCCCCGTTTTTTTAACATACAAACCGTCGGTTTGTGTTTGTGTGAGATATAAACTTGTGGCAGTAGTTTCAGAAGTTGTTATAGCATTATCAACATATTGTTTTGTTGCTGCTCCATAACTAGTGGTTGGATTTCCGGATAAAATCAACAACCCGTTCATTGTGTCTCCAGAAATGTTTACTGGAGTAAAACCAAGCGTATTAATTAAATCAACTGATGTTTGGTTAGTCCCAGACGTAACTAAACCATTAACATTAACAGTTACTGAGTTATAAGTTCCTGGAATAATACCTGAGCTTGATAGAGTCGTTACAATTGACCCAGTTCCTGAACCGGATACTGCACCTGATAATGTAATTGGTTGATTTGGGGATGAACTGATTGAACTATCAACATAATGTTTTGTCGCTGCACCGTTGTTTACAACTGGATCTCCCGATAGAACCAGCAACCCAGTCATTACATCTCCAGCTTTGTTAATTGGAGTAAAGTTTAGGGCAGTAGTAACGTCTGAGTTACTGAGAGAGTTTCCTACTGTTACCAATCCCTTGGAGTTCACTGTGATTTTTGAATAAACTCCTGGTGTTACACCAGAATTAGCTAACGTTGTCGAAAAAATAGAAGTTCCTGAACCTGTAACATCACCAACCATTGTAATTAGTTTATTTGGTATATTATCAACATACTGTTTTGTAGCAGGTTGCATTGCTGATGATGGGTCTGAGTTTAACGTTAAAGGACCTGTTAAAGTTCCACCGGAAATGTTTAATTTGATATCATCCAATTCTTGCAAATTCTGTTGAACAGTAGTGGCACTTAAATCGGTATATGCAACTGTCGAAACAGTAGAAGCTGTATGTGTATGAGCTAAGGGTGTTCTTGCATTTGAATTTCGTGGGTCGTTATCACCAACAGCCACAGGGTTTAATGGATCTGTTGCTTCAACGGATAATTTAACAACTCCAGTAATGGTAGATGATGCTTTTTGAGTTCCAAGACCAGGATCACCTTTAGGTCCAGTTAAACCAGCTGGGCCAACCGCACCTAAACCCTGCATAAACATTATTGTTGTTTTGGATGTTACTCGAGCGATGGGGACTTGTGTTGGTCTAAAAGAATTGATAATAGCAGGATCGATATCTGTTAATGATCCGTTTGTATCTACCCAAAGTGGAGCATTTATTGTTGTCCAGTTCCACCCAGGATTCGTTATAATTCCCTGAAATATGACTGGGGTTACTTGATCGTAGGTAGCAGATTTAATACACATCATTAATACAGATGATGATGTATCTTCATAATTTGCCAATCTAATGCGGTTGAAATCTGAGTATGTGACTACGGAGAACGATGAGATGTTTTCATTTGCCTGAGCAAACGTAATATCTGTTTCAAGTCTATTTGACATCTCAAATGTTCCATCAACAAACCATTGGTCTTCAGATGAAAAGAATGTGTTATCAGATTTTTTGAGAGCTGAACCCAATCCATCAAACAATATTCTTCCTGATTTATAACTCACATTTGATCCTACTTGAGTTCCAGGTTGATTTAATACAAGAGTCGTTCCATTAAGAAGGGCGCCAGCGAATACTCGGATACACTCGACCCAACGAATACTATCCCAAAAACGCATCTTGTTTGCAGTCGTATCAAACCAGTGTTGATTCAATTGGGGGGAGGGAGGGTTTGTAGCGCTAACAATTGGTTGAACACTAGTGAAACCAAATGTTCTCACTGCTGTGTTTTTATTAATATCCCAATACAACCAACTTGAATCTGTTGAGGATAAATTTGTCCAAGCTGCTATTGTTACTTGACTTGAGGGTTCTGTGAACATATATTCTGCAGTGCCAAAAGAGGCTGTGAACACTGCAGGACTACTTCCCACGTTAAGATTAACTGTTGTTCCTGTTTTAGTAAGAAAGTCTGACTGACTTTGAACTATACCTTGTCTAAAAGATAGTAACATAATGTGTTGTACTCACCATAATATTTTATATATTTATAAATTGTGCAACACAATGGTGGTGTTAGTGTTTTAGTGTCGTACTTCCCAGACTACTTCAAAATCTGGACATTCATAAAATGTTTGTGGATCTAACCTCATACCATATTGAGCAATCATAGCTTCAAACTGTGCAAAGTTTTTATCATAGTCATTATCACCCATCAATGCAGCTCTAACCAATTCTACGCACGAGAGATTTTGATCTTGACTAAGATCAAAAAGAGTATCGTACGGCTTACCAAGTTCTGTTTTAGCTTTATCTAACGCTGCTGTCCAATCTTCAAGAGTCATATTTTTTGGTTTCAATAAAGCAACAGAGCTACATTGTTGATCAAATACGTCATTGAATCCAGAATAATGAACACCAGTATCTGTAGATTCTATAAACCTGAAGTCATCAGTTGTATCAACAGTGTCTTCAAGGTTCATAAATGAATGTCCATAATATCCAGGTTTCTTAAATTTTGAAAGGATCCAGTGAGCTAATTGAATAAAATAAACCGAAAGGTGTCCACGATGCATTGATAATATCACATAATAATCTTTTGATAACTTTTCATTGAGAGTGTCTCGTTCTGATTGAGTTAAAACTCGTTTTGAGTTCCAGTTAACTTTTCCAATCAACATAATGATTACACTCACAACTACAACGTAAGTTCTCGAAAAGGACATTTTAATTTTATTAAACATAGTGGATGTACTCCTTTGTATGATTACACAGGTACGCGATTTGCAAGAACTTGAGCTGCTCTACCGACACCGATAAGTCCAAGTTGTTCTAACATTTGTACACCTGCGATTGTATTAGGGTTTGTTAATTGAACTTCTGCAGACAGCTCCATATCTTTTGCCATCGTCAATAAAATTGCCTTATAATTGGCTGGAATATTTGGATTTGACTGAACATTATCGATTCCAACACGTTCCGCTAAAGTAAACAACTGTCTAAATTGAAACTTAGTAATAACAACTCCAGCAGCTATTTCTGGATTTGCTGCAATCCATGTATCTAGTGTAGTTTGATCAGGGATTGGAGCACCTGCATCCCATATAAGATCTGCATAAACTGAACCATCTCCATTTGCGTGGCATTGAACGGCTGGAAATCCAACACTAATTGCCTGAATGTATGTCATTGTCATAAGTTTTTCTCCAATAATTGTAATATGTATATACCAGTGTATTTATGATATGTGTTTGTAATTTATGCTAATTCTGAAACAGTAACACCACTCTTAGCTAACATACCGTTGAAATTATTCCCTGTTGTGCCTGTTTGGCCAATATACCAAGTTCCAGTACCATTGCTTATACCGACTCTAATAGAGTAGGTTTGAGTTGATGTAGATCCAGGTGTATCGATAAAATTAAATGGTAGAGTATAAATTAGAGTAGTTGTACTAATGCTTGCTCCGACAACACCAATACAAGTAGATCCTCTAAAAAATGCAGCTGTTAATTGTCTTGATGTTGTACTCAATGAGTAACAAAATGCCCCAGAGATATTAACATTACTAGTGGTATAGGTGGGGGTAATTGTGTGGGACCATATTTGCGTTCCCATAGCTGTAGTTGGTGTGGTATTAGCTAATGTTATTGTTGATGTTCCTGTGGTTGCAGCTATATTAGAGAAAGTTTGTTGTATCGGTTGTCCGGACCCAACTACAGGAACACCTGCACTCAATAAGATCCACGATGCTCCATTATCTCTATAAATTAGGTTAGTGTCTGTTGTAATATACACGTTTCCAACGTTTCCTGCTGCTGGCAACGCAGAAAATATACCGGAAGTAATTTGGGGAGTATTTCCACCATTTAATAAAACAGGTGTTCCATTAACATCTGGAGTATTAGCAAAACTATATGAGCCGAAGACTGGTGTTGACATTTGTTTTTTCCTATTTTATTATTATTTATCAATCTCTCGACTAAGAAAACCCCAGATGCTTCAGCATTGGGGTAGTTCACTACATTGGAGGTCTACTGTCTCCAGATATATAGCTAGCTGAATAAGTGAAATTAACTCCAGTGGCAGTACCGATTGGTGTTAGGTTATTTCCCTGTCCTGAATAATCTATTATTTTAGTAACGGTTGTTCCTGGGGCACCCTCATCGAATAACAAACTTGTTATTAAACCATATACCAACCCATCTTTATCTCCAGCAGTTGAATATGCCGTCAATATTTCATCCGCTGAAAGTACTCTATTAAAGTATGAGATGTCGTCAACTGAAAATGTACCTGTTTCACTAACTCCACCACCTGGATAACCGTTTATATACACAGCTGTAATTGTACCAGCTTGTTGTGCTACAGTTGCAGAATTTACGAATTTTCCATTAATATAAATACTGTGTGTTGTTCCATTGAAGGTATATGCAATGTGATTCCATGCATTTGATGTTGGTAATATTATATTATTAGATGAAACAAGTATAGTTCCACCCCATGTCCACACATCAACATTACCATTTCCAGAACTTGTTCCAATTTGAATTGCAGTTCCACCACTAGTTGCTGTATTATATGTACCAACCATACTTATTTTACTACCAGAACTAAAATTTGCATTAATCCAAGTCATTAACGTAACTGGTGTTAGAGCATTAATAGCTAGTGCTCCTGTTTGACTAGCCAAATGATAATCAACTGCTCCTGGAGTTGTAATAGCCATATCAGGTCCTTAAGTAAACTGAATAGTTATTTCTGACAATAACCAGTTATAAGCTAAATTACCACTCACACTCACATTTCGTGTAATTTCCATTTGACATAAATTTCCTGCTGTCAGTGAGAGTGATGCAATGGAAAGTGTTTGTGAATAATATTGATAATATGCATTTGTTGGGACTGTGACAGTTGTCAGGTTTGTTGCAGCTGTCCATGCTCCGATCACAGCGTTATTGGGGATATTTCTAGTATAAACTTTAAGTTGTAAGTTAGCAGCTGATGCTGGTGCTGTTTGCGATCTTCCTTTGTAGGAAAACGTAACATTAGTAGCTCCTGCCGGTACAGGAACAAAGCACCCAACACCTTGTTCTACTGTGTTTGAAAATTGTCTAATATTCATAGCAGAAAAGGCAGGATCTACTGTTGTTGGCGCTAATGCATTTACAGTCCAGTCAGCTGTATTTGGTGAATCAAGACTAGTTGCAAAGTATGAGAGAGATCGTAATGGTGGTAACCCAGATATATCTGCTGCTGTTAGTGTTACATCTCCAATCCTTCCTGCTACAGATGTAACAGAACTTGCTCCAGATCCAACCACAGTAAGTCCGTTTGCAATCACTACAACTCTAATACTGTGTGTGTTTCCTGTTACTGTAATCGTCGCTGAATTCGATGAGGTGAGAACTACCTTATCTGCTTGTATTAAAGTATTTGTGGTAGTATCGAACAATGATATAACCACATTTTGTGTTCCAAGATTATGACTTACAACGGCTGAATATAAATTACCCGATACGAGTGTCCAAGAGGTAATTGTCGTAGAATAAGAGCTTGGAGTCGTTGCATTATTAACCCAAACACTCCCATTGTAAGTTAGAACTTGTCCAGATATGGGTGAGGTTAAAGTAACATCAGATAACCCCGCTAATGCTTCTTGGGGTCCAATTTGAACAATAGAATCAGATCCATTATTCTTTTTAATATACATCTTACCATCGTAGGTGTTGATAGCAATCTCACCTAACTGAAGATCGGTTGTAGCTGGCACCTTTGCCGCCACAGACGATCTCTTAATTAAAATCGTATTTGTAGCCATTATATTCTCCTATATAGGAAACACCTCCCGTATATACGGGAGGTTACCACTTATTTACTAGAACGTGCCACCATCAATAACCTGACCCACAATCATTGCATTTGTAATACCATAACCAGTCGTGGTTGTTGGTGTTGCAGTTACTTGTGAGAACGGAACAGTTAACGCTACGGCTGTACCAATTGCAGTTACTAATCCTTTCGAGTTAACTGTGATTGGGTAATGATTTGCACCACCTGTGTTATACGTTCCTGCAACTACTCCACTATTCGCAAGTGTCAGAACAACTGAAGTGGTACCAGAACCAGTTGCATCACCAGTGAATGTGATATTTTGGTTTCCAGTCAAATAAGCAGTCGTAGATGCAGCAGTTACCTGACCTTGAGCATTTACTGTGAATGTGTTGTAACCAGAACCAGCGGTAACTGCGGTGTTAGTAATACTAAACGCATTTCCAGATAATGTTAAACCTGTTCCAGCTGTATACGTATTAGCTCCGGTAAACTGGGAGAACGTAATGTTTGTGGTTCCAACAGTGATTACGCCTGATACGTTTTCTGTCCAACCTGTACTTGCTAAGGTAGTACCTTGATCAACATACACAGCCATACCAGCGACTTGTGTTGAAGTTGTTGCATCTGTTGCACGACCCCAAGCACCTGTGGCAACAATATATATGCCATTCTGTGAACCTGTTGTTTGATTCTTAACCAACACACGGTCCCCAGCAACAACAGCAACGCCATCAATTGTTTGTGTACCAGAAAGTGTTATATTTGCAGTTGTTGCAACACGAACTGCTTCTTTCCACGACAATCCAGCGACAGCATTATCAACATACTGTTTAGTAGCTGCACCAAGAACATTTACTGGATCTCCTGAAAGAACCAACAATCCGGTCATAGTGTCACCGGCTTTATTAACTGGTGTATATGCTAACGCTGTTGTAACATCACTAGATGTGAGTGTTACTGCACCAGTACGTGTATTAAAGGACAATACACCAGTATTTCCAAACGTAATGTTGCCTGTTGCTCCTGAAACGCTAATACCAGAACCTGCAATTGCTGATAATACACCAGTGTTAGCAATCGTAACTGCCCCTGTTGCCCCGGAAACGCTAATACCAGAACCCGCTACATTTGACGTAACACCAGTATTGTTGATTGTAACTGTTCCTGTTCCATTAGAAACGTTAATTGCTGTTCCAGCTGTTACTGTTTTATATTCAAGTCCAGTTGCACCTGAATTGACTCCAAGAATCTGATTGGCTGCTCCAATTGAAGAAAGTCCAGTTCCACCATAACCTGTTGCAACTGTTGTTCCATTCCAGACACCAGATGTAACAGTTCCCAATGTAACTATAGAACTACTACCTGCAGCAGGTGCACGAGAGGTATCAGTTGGGTGAATATGATCTTGTCTTGCATACAAATATGAAGTACCGACTGCAACTGTTCCATCCATAATTGGATTAGCTGTACCGGCTTGACCAAGAACAAACGCAGTAGTTGCAATTTGTGTTGAGTTAGTACTAACAGCTGCTGTTGGAGCAGATGGAGTTCCTGTAAATGTTGGAGATGCTAATAATGCATACGAGGCTGCAGGTGTACCACCTAGATTGGTTGAATTTGAAGCTGTCCCAGAAATATTAATACTCCACGTTCCAGAAGCACCAGTACCTGTCAATGTTGGAGCGTAAACTGAGTTAATATCAGTAATACCATAACCTGCAACTGTTGTGGGTTTACTTGTAATTGAACTCCATGCTGGTGTGATTGTTACTGCTGAACCAGTTGCTGTTACACGTCCTTTAGCATCTACAGTATATGGTGTAATTGCTGTTACACTATTGTTGTATGTTCCTGCAGTGACTCCACTATTTGCAAGTGTTAATGTAATTGCTGTTGTTCCTGAACCAGTAGCATCACCAGACAATGTGATATTCTGGTTTCCAGTCAAATAAGCGGTTGTAGAAGCTGCTGTGACTTGACCTTGACTGTTAACTGTAAATGTATTATAACCAGAACCGGCGGTAACTGCGGTATTTGTAATACTGAAAGTGTTTCCAGATAATGTTAAGCCTGTTCCTGCAGAATATGTGCCAGAACCGGTAAATTGAGCAAATGCTAAACTTGTTGTCCCAACTGTAATTGCACCAGTTGTTGTTTGTGTCCACCCTGTATTTGCTAATGTGGAACCTTGATCAACATAAACCGTCAAACCTTGAATCTCTGTTCCTAAATCAGCATCTGTAGATCTTGTCCATGCACCAGAACCTGCAATGTAAATACCATTTTGAGATGCTGTTGTTTGATTTTTAACTAAAACACGATCACCAGCAATAGTAGTATACCCATCAATCGACTGTAATCCTGAAAGAGTTATGTTTGCAGTAGTTGCACACATAACAGCTTCTTTCCAAGAAAGACCTGCAATGGCATTATCCACATATTGTTTTGTGGCAGCACCTAAAGCTGCTGATGGATCTCCTGAAAGAACTAACAATCCAGTCATCGTATCGCCGGCTTTGTTAACTGGTGTATATGCTAACGCTGTTGTAATATCACTAGCGGTTACTGCAGTTGTTCCAGTAACAAGACCTTTGCCGTTTCTAGTAATTTTTAAGAAAGAACCTGAACCACTGTCGGTAATTGTTGCAAGAGTTGCTGTTATTGCTGTAGTACCTGACCCAGACACGTCTCCAGAAAGAGTAATTGTTTGGTTTCCAGACAATGGAGTATATCCAAGAGCTGTGCTGACATCTGAAGATGTTAATGTAACAGCTCCTGTTCTACCAAATACAGACGTTACTGGAAAAGCAATCGCTGTAGCTGATGCTGCTGTTACTAAACCTTTACCATTTACTGTAAACGATCCTACGTGTGTACTATCTCCAAATGTTCCTACGTTTGAGTTAACTGTTGCTAAGGTAAGAGAAACAGCGGCTCCACTAACTGAACCAGAAACATCACCAGAGTATGTGTACAAACCAACCTGAATGACACTGTCTGTGCCATTATTGATGTGCATATACATCTTACCATCATATGTGTTTAACCCTACTTCACCGATAGCAATATCTGTGATCGCAGGAATTTTTCCTGGGGTTGACGTTCGTTTTAAAAGAATCTGATTTGACATTTACTACTCCTATTTTTGGTTAAAATGTTCCTGCATCTAGTGATATTTCTATATTTTGTGCTGATATTAATTTCCCAGTTTGATCTACCGTAAACTGTCCAACAGAACTAGCAGTTCCATATGTACCTGCCAATATCCCACTTGCTGTTGCTGTTGATAATAAAACCCAATCTGTGTTAGTTTGTCCTGTTTTAAGGTACAACCCACTATCTGTTCCAAAAGAACGAAGGAATAGAGATCCTTCAGGGGCCTCGTAACCGGTTACTGAAGGATCAATTGTGCCTTGCGTTATTAAAACATCATCACTTAATGATAATGTTTCAATTCTAAATGCACTGTCTATGTGAGCCAAGGTTGTTTCCTTTTAAAAAAGATTAAACTGCAGAAACGCGCTTGATCTTAACTTCCATGTTTGTTGTAGATGTTACTGTTAGCACTAAATCACCACCTGATACTGTAACAGCTGCTGCAATTCCAGCAACACCAACGCCAAGCCTTAAAATTCCATATTCGTTATAATCAACATCTGCACCATTAGTTGCACCTAATACTTCAAAAGAGGACATATTAGCAGGTGTTCCTGTTTGTGTTGCGTAAACGATCCATTTAGCAACAACCGCAGTAACTGTATCTGTAATACTTTGTGTACCAGTTCCAACAACTTTCTTACCAGACTGTTCAACATAATCTGCAAGTGCTTGAATATTAGAATCAACAGAACTACCAGCAGTGATGATTGTATTTGTAGTTACACCAGCACCAATCGCGGAATCCAATTGTGTCAATACGTTTGTGATACTTGTTGGAGAGGTAACATTGTTAAATGTTGCTCCTGCTGCATTAAATGTACCATTAGCATTAACTAAACCACCAACGGATGTTTCAATGGCATCAACTTCTGTTTGTACGTTATTAGATTGACCCTGTAATGTAGAAATCTGACCATTAATCGTTGTAATACTTCCATTTATTGTGGTAATATCACCTTCTACTGTAGTCATACGACCAACAAATGCTGGATCAATTGTTATTACATAACCCACATCAGAAGAACCTGACACTGCGATCAAATTTGCTGTACCCTGCACGTTCGAGTTTGTATTATCAATTATATCAACACCACCAGATGTATTCCAGACTAAACCGTCACCTGCATTTGCATAGAAAGCTGTACCTGCTCCAACAACGAACCAACCTGATGTTGATGCCTTATAATAATCTCCAGCGTCTTTTCCATTTGTTGGGAGAGTTGCTAAATCAAAAGGAGTTACTTGTGCAACACCAGCTGTTAACACTCCAACATAATTAAACGCATTTCCTAAGTTTGTGATTTCTGTTTGAAGATTAGTAATCTGAGAATCTACATAACTGGATGCAGCTTGTTTGGACCACTTATTGGTACCTACTCCAGCAGTAATTTTTGTATATAAATCGCCAGAACTATGATCAAGATACAACGAACCTACGGGAGCCAAACTTGGGTCACCCGCTGCTCCTGGTACACCAGCACCTTCAAGAATTTGAATATTGTCTAATTCTAAACCTTTTGTAATACGAAACATTGATAAAGCCATGATAAACTCACTCCTAAAAATTTGTTATTTGGTTAATAAATTCAATTACGTTGTCTTTATATTTGCTATATTTATTACAAAATCAAAACTCTCATGGTTAATTACACTAATTGTAATCAGTCCGGATTGAATACTCACTTCAAGAGTAAAATTCAAACTATCTCCCACAATACCATATGAATTGTATGAAACGGTAGTTCCCACCTTAACTGCTAAAATTTCAAATGCTTGAGCTTTAGTATTTGGTTGATCTGTGATCGTTACAATCCATTTAGCAGATATTCCACTACTTTGGACCAGTATCGTTTGTGTATTAGGAGGGACTGTGTATGTGCTTGGGTATCCCAAAACACTACCCAAGCCACCTTGGACTGGTTTGGATAAAACTAATGGCATGTCTTTCCTTTGTAAGGATGTTATTCGTTGTTAGTGTATTTACTTCACTTTTAAAATAATTATTAGATTTGTTTAACAAATTTAATAGGTTAAAAACATACTTCGATTCTTCTTTGTGTTTGTAAACAATAAATAATAAGAAACATTTTAAAAACAAGGAAGTCAAATGAATGTCATCATTAGTTCATTCTTAACCCAAAACAACGAACCTGCGTTGGGTCTGTTACCTACAATACGTATTTGGAAAATAACTGAAACATCCCAAACACTTGTAGTTCCTGGTAGTGGACCAGAACTAACAATGACTGAGGTTGGGGATGGTTTTTATAAATTTGATTTTACTGATACATTGGGGTTTAATTCATTAAACACTTATGTTGCTAGAATTGATGGAGGAGTTGCATTGGATAGTACTGGAGAACGGTTCCAGGCTGTTAATATCGACCTCACTACTGCAGGTAATGCCACTATCACACCAACAGATATCAGTACTATTGTTAATGGTGTATGGGATGCAACAGCAACAAACCATATGGTACCTGGAACAATGGGGTCATTTCAGAATGAAACTCACGCGGATGCACAACAAACTTATATCAATGTGACTACAGCTATTAACCTAATGACAACATTATTAAAATATGAAAGAAATAGAACAAGAATAGATAAATCAGCCATGACGTTAACTGTTTACGATGATGATGGAATTACACCTATTGAAGTATTTAATCTTAGGGATTCTACGGGCAGTCCATCAGTCACTGAAGTATGTGAACGACTTCCAGTATAAAGGAAAATATTGTGGATTCTATGGGTGGCATTCTTCTAAAAGGTCTTGGTGCTCCAGCATGCTGTGGATTAATATTAGCACAATTTAATCTTGCTAAGTGTTGTCAATATACAGTCACTGTAACATCACCAATACAATATGATGGAGGATCTCGACCATTGGCTCCTGGAGAAATACATCAGTTTTACACTCCAGTGAGTCCAACAGGAAGAGTAACACCTGGAATTAAACCATTAGAATATTTAACACCATACAATCCCCCAAGGCCGGTTGATAAAATTGTCGTCGAGTTAAAGGTTAAGGACAAAGACCCAATCGTTAAGGAATATTACGTTCCTCAATATCACTCTAAAGTTATTTTACAAGTAACCAGATTTACAGCGGGAACTGCAGGTATTATATCGGTATCAGTTACAAATTTAAAAAATGAGTTTAAGAAAAAAATACAAGTATTCATTGATAAATTCACCAAACGATAAATAAACAAAAAAGGTTTAAACATGGACACTATTACCGTCAATCGTACAAAACAAACAACAGTGGAATTTGATTTAAGAGTTGAAGGAGCTTCTACAGAAGATGCCCGTTCCAGGCTTATAATTCATTGTGAAGGGTTTAATTTAATGTTTGATTGTAAGCGAGATTCTCAATCTACTTTCATAACTACTATTCCCCCTGTTTCTTTTCTCGATAGAGGAACTCATGATTGTAGCGTTGAAGTTATAATAAACGGTCAATTGTTTACTCCTCTGAAAGGTACTGTTATTGCTGTTGATGACGTATCAGTTTCTGTGTCACCCAAATCAAACTCAAAAGATGAAAATAATGAGGAAGGTGAAGAATATGAAGAAGAGAAAGCTTCTCCTAAATCAATTTTAAATTATATGCAAAACCATGATGCTGTTGAGGAAGAAGAAACAGTAACTGAACATATTACCCCAATAATAAAAACACCAAGAAAGATTGAAAAGAAGAAGAAAAGTGTAGTTAATGAGAAGGAAGTTAAAGTACGACAAATTTTAGAGTCTATGGATCACCCCGTAAAGAAGAAAACAAGATCCATTTCTCTAAAAACTCTCACTTCAACAAAAAATTAAATCACGATTCTCATGACTTCAAGTTGATCTATCAACTTGAACAAATGTTTACACATTCCAGGTTTGTGAGAAGGATTAACATCGGGTCTGTTTGTTTTCTTTACGTACGGAGGAGGTGGATTTCCATCCAATGAATCTTTTTGATAATTGGTTTGAGCAAATCTGTAATAAAAATCCATACAATTACACTTCACTTTAACGTCATTTACACCTGAATTGATGGGGTGAATGTTGTAACTGGTTCCATCGGAACCATCAAATGAAACTAATCTGTTCGATGGTTGTGTCTCATAAAAAACATTTTCAAACTCAATAGAACAGTTATATCTATGTCCTCCACTATTAGCAACAGCATCAACTTTAAGCACATTAGACTTAGTATATGGCAGCAGTTTCACGTTTGAAATGTTTATAGAGCTTACTACCTTTTGCCTTTTGGATGTATCGGGAAATGCATCTTCCGACGACTTCTGTAAATTTTTAAGCGTAAGTTCTAGTAACGTTGTCATATGAAAACCTCTTTATTGTATTTATATCAAAAATAACTGTTGACTGATTTGTTTTTATGTTGTATAATTACATTGTCCCACCCGCATGTAATAACTATATAATATTTAAACTATTTTAAAACCGTTTAAAACTATTTTTTAGTATTTAACAGTTCTCTTTACCCTAATTCATTACATGCCCCCAAACGGATCAAAGCTGTTCGGATCATTTGGGTCAGTAAAAGTTCCTCTAGGCTTCACATGTCCATACCCCTGAGTATAAACCATTGGTGTACCCTGCTCAGTTTCATCATACTGCTCTTGGTCATATCCATCTTCAATCTCTTCCATTTGATATAACAATTCGAATGCTTTATCTTCAAACATTGAAATCTCCTCAATTATACGAACAATGATTAATGTTGCTGAGATGGAATCATCAGTTGAACCATATTGTGCTGCATAAGTTCCCATCTTTCGCACATATGTCTTTAGTTCTGCAAGTAAAGGTTTTGATTTCACTCCCATTTTTCCTTTAGTGATCAACTCCTTTAGATTATTACATGCTTTAGCCTTCGATTTCCCGGTTGTAGTCATTCCCAAACGCCCCTTACCGACCTCTGATACGAAATGTGCTTCGGGTGGATTATCGTCATTCTGATAAAGAGCAATAATTCCTTCCCCAACACCATTATTCTCAACAGAGAAGTAAGCTAATGCTCCTAATCGTTCAATTGACCTTATAGCATATTTCAGAGTTTTGTATAAATCAGATGAAGAAGTGGTATTTGATCTAAATTCACCATATTGAATTAACGATGGAAACTCAAATATTTCTATTGAACTCATATCACTACCAGTCCCTGTAGATGGATCAACGCCAATTAAAAAGTTTTGACCTTTAGTTGGCGTGTCAAACCAATGAATTCCATATTGATCTGGTTCTGGTAAGTTTTTGGTGACAATATTGTTTAATACGTGAGAACTAATCAACAAAGCATCTGACGATAGGAAATGACAATTATGTGATAATACCCCGTTTGTCATATATGTGTGAGTTTGGGAATTAATTATATCATAAACATCTTCAACCTTATTGAAATTCACACTTTCAACTTCCACCCGACTGTGATTGTCACCAACAAGCTCTATTCCTGGATAAAGATCTTGTGTGAATACTTCTTTTGATGTGTTATATTCAAAAAAACGATGATTATGAGTAACATCAATGTAGGTTTCATTTGTAAACTTAACCCGATAGGTTTTCTTATTTTGTTGTTTTCGAATTCCATCAAATTCAACAAAACCATGTTCGGATTTAATTTTTATCCCTATATTATTTTTAATGAACTCTAAATTTTCCATAACCAATTTTCCCACAATCCCACACTCTATATATTCCATTATTTACACAATTTTGACTTTCTGACACCAATGGATCGTAGTGTTTTAAACGTTTTTTCAAACTTTTATGTCTAAAGTTAAATTTGTGAACACGTTTACCTTGTTGGACATATTGGTAATCTGGTTTGAGTACTGTTATTACATCGAACCCATTACTCTTGTAAACCTGACCTGTGCTCCATCTATTATCTGAAAATGTTGTTATTATGCGATAATCTGAATAATTGGTTTCAAAATTGTTTATTATCTTGGAGAATCCACCGATAACTCGTTGACTTGTGGCAAATCGAACAAGTTTATACTCATGGTTTTCATGCTTTGAAAATATGCTGGCGGCAACCAGTTCATTTGTGTTATTTCGTAATCCGATTACAATGCTTCCCTTACCATCTCCCTGAACGTGGTTTAATTCAAAAAAACGTTTTCTGTCGGCCATCAAAATATTGTTGTCTATAGTGGTATTTCTTGCATACACGACTTGTTGAGTTGACTTGTTTGTTAAATGTAGAATTTTGTTAAAAATTAGCTCTTTGTTTTTCCATTCATCCTCAAAAATAGTAAGTAATTGAATTCCTAATTCCTTACATCTTATATATTTTTGGTAATGGTAATTATTGTCTATCCGTTCATGTTTATCACTATGCCAATACAACCCACACAGTTCGATTGCTACATTAGCGTCGGGCAAAAAGAAATCAAGTTCTCTTGGCTTGATAACATCTCTATTATTTTTTGTAAAAACGATATTGTGTTCATTTAGAAAATCTGAAAGCTCCATCTCCCAATTTGAATGTTGGAACAATTTAGTTGAAAATCCATGTTTTTTAAGATGAACTCCAACTGTTCGATCTCCTACGTCCAATTCTTGAGCAATTACATATAAAGGTTTTTGTAAATTGTAATGTTGATCGTATAACCACTCTTTGTCATCCAATAACATTTTTGACTGTGGTGAAATTAACGAAGTACTGAAATTGTTGCAGTGATATTTCTTATCTACCGTTACCTTTATTTTGTTTCTTATTATTGGTGAACTCCACGGATGTTCAACACCATATTTTGTGATATTTGTTAATTTTCTCTTTGTTGTGATTAGGTCAAGTTCTTCTTTACTTTTAGAACTCATCGTCTTTTTAAATTTGGCTCTAAAATTATCTAAATCAGATTTGGTTCTAAGTTCTTTAGAACTGGATATAGTGTTTCCTATACATTTACGGGATTTACATGTGCGTCCATACCTCATTTCATGTGGATCAAATGAACAAAGTGTTCCACATGAACAAATTTTTATCATAGATGGGAATAATCTATCAAATAGTTCTTGATATGATGTAACGTTATGTGACTGGAGGTGTCGTAAAAATTGACCATTCTTACGACAATATGTGTTATTGTCTATAGGGGAAACTACATACTTTCCGACTAAATCTTCAGGTTTAACATTTGTGTTAGCTAGTTCCAGTGTGGGTTGATGTTGACAACAATTCATATAATTCTCCAATAGTACAAGTTTTTGTATTTCCTTGCACATCCTGTATTTCTATAATCGTATTTATACTGCAACACTCGTATTCTTGCAACCATTTGAGCTCACCAATTTTCGCTGTTTCTGTTCTTTTGAATTCCTCGTCTCGTCCAGGTGGTTCATTCCACTTAATCCAAGTTGAAACAAATCCATTTATGTCCAACTCTGCACCTCTCCATAGTTGTGCAAAGAGGTTTGAGTCCCCATTTGGGGTTGATGTTATGATACATGCACCACCTGTTGACAGTGTTGGTGAAATAGAAGTCCAGAACAATTCTTGAATGTTTGGAGGTACGAAAGCAAACTCATCGCAATACAATAATGAGATTGACATACCACGACCAGAATCTTCTGTGGTTGCTTGAGATATAATACGGCTCCCATTATCAAAACCTATACTGTGTTTATTCCATTCATCATCAGCAACTCCCGGCTTTAACCACTGGGGTAGATTTTCGTAAGCTGTTCTAGCTCTTGATATCATTTCCATGGCATTACTGTTTTTATTTGACACTATCAATATAGTTTTATCTTCATGAAAAATAGCAAACCACAAAAGATATGCTGCTGAAGTTACAGATTTACCTGTCTGTCTTGCTGATAATACTATATTGAGTCGATTTCCATTATAACTATTGATTAACTGTTCTTGATATGGATATAGATTGAATGGAACGATACCCTTCACAGGATGTTGAATTTTTACATAATGTTTAATGAAATATACAGGGTCAACAGAACATCTCAATAATTCATGAACTTGATCGTTAGAATATTCAACAAGTTCATGAGCTCTTTTTATATACGGATTTTTTCTAGCCATACCCCAAACCCCATCATTTTGTTCTATTTATTGTGTAAAATAAAGGGGTATCATTTGACAGTTGAGTCTTTCAACATTTTTAATAACTCATTTCTGTCCATTATTAAATTATTATTGACTGTTTTAGGTCCTGACTCTTTTGAATTTTTCTCTTTTGCAATTTTTAGTGCAGCCTTCTCCTTTGCCGCTGACAAAGCTGTATTCAAAAAAGCGTTAGCTACTTCCATATTACGTGCACTATACTTTGGGTCTGACTGTGTTAACAATCCAGCTTGGTCTGCAAAAGACGTCATAGCAGCATCATATACTTCTTGAAACTGACCTTCAATTTCCCTATCCTTCTCATCGTAAGAATCGATAACAACCATATCTGTTTGAACTTGCTCTACTGTAATTTCAGTAGTACCTCGTTCAATTCCAAATATAGCTTCTAGGGGATGTTCAACTGTTTTCGTTTCAATGATTGTTTTCATTACAAAACACCTCTTGCAAATGTTTCGTATTTATACCTTAATTTGTGAAGAGTTCTTTCTCAGTGAGGATACGAAACACTACTCCATTATGATCACACCATCGTTTTGCACTTTCCCATTTTGCCACATTAATAGCATATGTTATTTGTTCGTAAAGGTTTGATCGTTTTGTAAGTTTAGTTTGACTTGCCGGCTTAATTTCAATTAACTCTTTATGCTCTTGACCATTTTTATCTTTAAATACAATAAAATAATCAGGAAAGTAATTATGAACCTTCTGATCAGTACATTTAATATAAGGAATCGCTATAACTTCAGAACCCCAATAAGTAATATTTGGATTATTATCTAAGAATTTATTGAATTTTAATTCCCAAGAAGATCTGTACGTAATCTTATTAACATCTCCAATATATTTTTCAGGATGTTGTGGTTTATATAACCCCTGTAGATATGTTCGTTGCTTTTTAGGAGCTGGATCTTTCATAATTTAGTTTTAAACATTCCTGACGTACTTTTAACCACACTGTTAACAACTGATTTAATTTCTGAATTAACTATCTTCACTGCCGTGTTTTTAATAACGTTTTCGATATTGGTGGGTTGTAGTAGTGAATTAACATTTATGTTGTGTATTGGTGAATAAGATTTATTGTTTGAGGTTGCAGTTTTTACTATAGACGTAATCGACATAGTACTAGCAATTTTGCTTAAATTAGCAGATGATGTTTGTGAATTCATGGTTTTACTAACAACAGCAGCCATACTTGTTGTATTGTTTGTGGAGGATCCAATACCTGATAACCCAACACCAGCTTGAACAGGTAATGTTTGTGAATTCATGGTTTTACTAACAGCAGCAGCCATAATTGTTGTATTGTTTGTGGAGGATCCAATACCTGATAACCCAACACCAGCTTGAGTAGATGATATGACAGCATCAGACATCTTTTTTGTTTCGGCCACGTTATTAGATACAAACGTATTTAAACTAGTAGAGTTATTTAATAGTGTTGAAGAGGTTACTGCTTGTTGAGTACTACTTGTATTATTACCAGCTGAGTTATTAGTACTTAAATCTTGTACTGGAAATCCGAGATTATATACCATCCCTGGACATATCTCACTAAGAGCTGTAAGCTCACTCGAATCTGTAGTTGATTTGTGTGGTTCAATGTACATTCCATCATATACAAACTCAAATGTGATTGAGTTTGTAGCACTTTCAGTCATATTAAGTTCATCAAAGGCAATATTCGTAATTTTAGGATTGAAAAAACTATATACATCCATATACTGATTAGCATCAAATAAGTGGAATACTTGAATTTTGCTGAATATTGATGTCATGTTTTCAATAGGGCTTCCATTCTCATTCAGAAAAAAACCACTAAATGGACTCTGTTGTAGAGTACCAAAACTAGCAGAAGAGAAATTTGAGTCACTTGGTGCTGATCCAATTGAAAAATCGAGGCCTGAAGAAACATTTTCATAATTGGGAGTGGTTCCAGCTGAACCACTAATATTAAATATCGGACTTAAACTTCTAACATAATGAACCAATGTTCCCATAGAATTGGATCCCTTATCATCATGAACAGACATGCTTACAGGATTGTATTTAACTTGTTTTGGAACTTGAGTTTTAAAGTTATACAAATTTACATCCTCATGCTCTATTTCTATTTTAGGGCGTTCGAATTTGTAAACCAATGATCCAATGGACTTAACACCTCCAAAATACTGTTGAAATGGTTCGTTTATATAGAATGCTACCGCAAAAAGAAATTTCGATTTGGGAGTAAACGAATCCGATATGTCTGTAGCATATGGGGTCATAAAAAGTTGAGTTTTAGATGTTTGATCTGTTGTTGCCATAATAAGGTTTATCTTATAAGTATTGATTATTTATCAATACTGTACAAAAGAAAAAAGACCACTCAATGAGTGGTCTTTTTGTTGAGTTATGCTGATTATAAACTCGAACTGCCTGTAGCGTTAGTACTCTCAATGTTGCTGGTTGTTCCATTAATTTCTTGGACAGCATGATCGTATCTTAACGTAGTAGTAATTTCTACCTTTTCATTTGCATTATAATCAAGTTCACCGTAGTTTACTTCTTTAATCCAAGCTCCTTGTAATGTCCATGTTTCGACAACACCTTGGTTACCATCCAACATTTCAATAGTAGCAGTGAATTTATACATACTTCCAGTTGCTGTTGCTGGTAAAAATTGTCCATCGGCACCATCATCATTTGCAATAATGCGTTTTTGACCAGTTAATTGATTTTGCACTACCTGAGAAGCGGTTCCAGTTATGTCATCTTCAAATGTAACTGTGCATTCATTCCATTTATGCTTTCCAGCTACCCATGCTACTGAGTTGTAACGATGCAATTCAATTTCATCAAATGTTAACGTTGGTCTATTAAACTTAACAACTTGATAAGATAAAGGAGATGATGTTGTTCCATACATGTCCTTAAAGGTGATACGCCAGCGGTCCTTGTGTTTTGGATGAAGAATACCTGCTGGTCCAGCACCACCAATAGGAATACCAAAATCATTAATTGTAGCCATAATTTGCTCCTGTTAAAAATCAATAAAATGTGTTTAAAGTATTTATGTGCACAACAAAGAAAAGTACGCTTTTCTTGAGTTTATTCATACACGAATTTATACTTCCCACAATCCCACACCCTAATAACTCCATTATTGTTACAGTTTTGTTTCTCGCTTAGATTAGTATCAAAATGGTTGAGTCGTTTTTCTAAAAACTTCCTTCTGAAATTGAATTTATGTATTCTGTTAAGTCCATCTAGTGAATATGTGTAATCCGGTGGAATGACTTCAACAAACTTCCACCCACAACGTTCATACATCTTTCCAACACTCCAACGAGCATCAGCGAAGCTGATTACTGGAATGTTAGAATTTTTGATGTTTTTAACAAAGTGTTTAAATAATTTGTCAAAACCTCCAATTATGGTATGAGTGGTTGCATACCTGTTAAGATAGTAACATTCATCCCTGGAAATAAAGGACATTACTGCAACAATGACATTATCATAATGTAGTGCTAAATTTATAGAACCTGGACCATTGCCCTGGATGTGATTTTTTTCAAAAAATTCTCTCTTTTCATGTGTTGTTATCGTTTTGATGGAACATTTTCTAGCATATGTAGTTTTTTCACTCAAATTAAGTAAGTGTAATATTTTTCTTTTAACTTGGTCTTTTCTAAATAACCACTCATCCTCAAAAATGGTAAGAAGTTGTATATTTAGATTTTTACATAAATTGTGTTTATTTGAATGATACTGTTTATCTTTGTAAACATCAGAATGCCAATACACTCCACAATATTCTATAGCTAAATTAAATGAGGGGATGTATATATCCAATTCTAATGGAGAAATAATAGATCTTGTATTTGTTTTAAACTGTATATTGTGTTCAATTAAAAATTCAGCAATTTCTTTTTCTCCACTACTTCTTGAAAAATTCTTAATTTCAATATTGTGCCTTTTCATATATGTTGACACAATACTGACATCTACTCCAACTATCGCGGCGATCTCTGTTAGTGTCCTTTGTTGAGTGTGATGTGTTAGATACAACCATGAAGCATCATTAAGTAAGTCAATTTGTTTTCCTTGTTGCCATGGATAGTTAACTCCATATCGGAGTGTGGACGTTTTACATTTTTTTTGTTTTATTATTTTTGTTTTAGATGGGTTAGAAACTCCCCAATTAACAAAACTTGTTTGTTCTTTTTTGAATTTTACCTCATCAGAATTGTTTGAACATTTTAAGGAACAATAATCATGATATGAATTTCGTTTTTTCCCATCATTTATAAATCTAACTGTTTGTGTCTTACATTGTTTACACATTGTCTTGGAAGTGATATTGTTAATAACACAATATAACTGTTCTCGTATGTTAGTTAAATCATTTACTATATTACATGTAAGTTCGGTTAATACTTGTTTAATTTGAGGATTTTGATTTAATAAGATTTTATATTTTGGGTTAATTTTACCTACCTGAGTGATTACATTAATTCGTGTTAATTCTTGTAATAATTTTACATACATAAGTTCTCCGTATTTTAACAGAGGTATTTATGATGATCGTATTAATTGAAAATAAAAAGGGGTCCGAAGACCCCTTTTGATAATATCACGAACTGTAACATTAACTCACATTAGTAAACAATGAAGCTCCCGACGGACGAATCACGATTGGAATATAAATGAATTCAATCGATTTCTCAGGTTGAACAGCAATATCAATATACAATTCATTGTTATCAATCACATCAGGTGTGTTATTAGATGTGTCACAAATTGTCGCGAAGTCGTATAAACCACGCTTGACCATGATTTTGTGTAAGAAACCATCAACCATAGCTTTCACGTTGCCTCGTGTAATTGAATCATTTGGTTCAAATAAGAACGGAACAGTACTCTTGCGTAACTGTCTCCTGATATACTTCATTAAACGAGCCACGTTAACACGGTCTAACGCACTAGCAGCGCTTTGTGAAGTTTTCTGACCAAAGATAATAATTCCTCTTCCAGGTAAATTTGGAACTGGATTTATGTTTGTGAAGTTTTTGTACAGATTGTCACGTTGACCTTGGTTTAGGTTTGTTGGAACAAACGTTGTGGCAGTTCCAAGGGTGCCTGTAACATACCCAACCTGTTCGATACCAGTCACAACACCACGTGTTATTCCTGCTGGAGCAAACCAAACTTCAGATACACTATCACTATAAGCATAAGTTTTAAGAGCTGTTCCAGACATAGCACAGTAAACCTTAGCACCATCTAAATTGGTACCTAAACAGTGTGGGTAGTAATACGAAGTGTCATTGCTGTGTTGTCTGGTACTTGTTGTAGAATCTGCCCATAATGATACAACATCTTCAGGACTCATGTTCATTGGAGTGTCTCCAATAACGAATGCTTCTTCATGTATAGCAAGCGACAGAGAAATCATTTCATCCACGACTTCATGATAGCCAGGACACAAGATCAAATTGTATTCATACACATCTGATAGGAAGTCAGCATTTGGGTTATTAATTGCAGCTGCTAATGCCTGTACAATTGCAACTCTACGTGCAGCATCATTCGATCCAAGAGCAGTAGCATTTAAAAACTCAGCTGTAAACTTAAACATATCTCCTGCTGACTGAAGAATAGTTGCAACTTCAGAAGGTTGAATAACCATATTATTTGTGTTTGTAGTGTATGTAACAACAAATGTGTTAGTAGTGAAGCCAGGTCTTAATGGAACATTAACTGTAGAAACTGACAATGTATCACCAGTAGTATATCCTGTTCCATAATCTGCAGATGTAAACTCAACAGATATCACAGTTCCATTAATAACCGTTAAATCTGCGACAGCGCCATGACCTGTTCCTGTCAGTGTTGTTAAAGGAACATTAGGATAATAACCATCGACGAAGCCAGCCCCGCCGTTTGTTAGATCTATTAAATTACCGCTATATATCCAATTCTGTACAAAAGTATTTAATCCAACATACCCATCAGTAGCTGGCAAAGAATAACCATTTGTGTAAACACATAAACCACTACCAGTAAATCCACCAGCACTTGAACATGTAAAGTTAGATTGATCATTTTGAAATTTACTTTCTAAATTTCTGAAAGAATACATCTTATACACAGGAGCTAGTGCAGCAGCTGCGTCAGAAAGATATTCACTGGATGTAACAGCAGTCTTGTAGTTTAGAACATTTGCAACGGTAGTAGTAAACCCAGTTCCTGTCGGAATAGATGGTGCTGTTAATACGTCACCAGTTGTATAACCAGTTCCACCAGTAACCAAAGCTATTTGAGTTACACCACCTCCTGCTGTTGTAATATTTGCAACTGCCCCAACACCAGTTCCACCAACTAGAGGAACATTAGAATAATGGCTACTTGCATAACCGGTTCCAGGTGTAGTTGCTGATAATGCACTAACTACTCCAACACTTGTTGGTACCAATTGATTTGCTGTATTATATTCTTGAATTCTTGTTGCTGTTAACTGCTCAAGAGTAACACCTGCAGCTTGAATAGCCTTATCCCACATATTGATAATATCAGCTTGATTGTCATTTAGATTCACATCTGCTCTGACTGTATATGCAAGATTAGCAACTCCCAAGAATTGGTTAAGAGCAAATACACCGTACTCATTACGAGTGTCTCCATGTAGTGCATTTCCTTGAGAATCTGTTAAAAATTTTGGAATACCATAAAGTGAACTACTTTGTGATAAAGATGTGACTGCCCGAACAACGTTGTTTTCATATGTTCCGGCTGCAGGCGTTACACCATCAGGTTGTGTCTTCTGATCCGCAGTTGCAAGAAATATTAATGGAACAGTAGGAGCCGTATTTGGAATGAAAAACGATTGATCAGTAATACTTACTGAAACTCCTGGGGAAACTAAAATAGCCATAATGGATCTCCTTAATTAAAGCATTTGTTAACTGTAATTTTTTGTATAGTTTGTGTGCAATACGGGACTACAATTATTTCAAATTGTATTTATGAAAACACCCACATATTTTGGTTTTTATACAAATATTTCTCATTAACTGTGGAGATAACCATGTGTATTAATTAGATATTTTAATTCACATCAACAACATCGGCAGATGATAATAAGTCGTAATTTATATTCTGATCATTCATCTGTTGTACAATATCTGCAGAAGATACATCCAAGCTACTAACTGCACCAATACGAGCGTATATCTTCTTAATGAGTTCATTTTTGAGTTCTGAAGGTCCAGAAATCCAAATAGGCATCTCAAAATTTATAGTAGTTACAATCATTCTACGATCAGTCCCAATTGGATAATTTTCTTCATATTGAATATTCCGTAACACTATTTTAGTTATTTTAGTCCAATCAAATGTAGAATCTGATGTTTGTAATTGTAAAATTGGATCGAATAGTAAAAATAGTTGTTCTAATATCTGATGTTGAGTGTTCACATTACTTGTGTAAATTGATAACGACATCATGATGTCATATGGGTTCGGCATTAATTGGTGGATTGTTTTTGCATCTTCGTGCAATAATCCACCTCTTGGGACGTATTTTACGACTCTAGTAACACCTACACCCTTATGTCTATGCATTGCATAACCTATTTCATCAATATGACAACTCATCACTGGTAATCTCAATGGCTTGTTTTGTGTATTGTCACTTAGAATGGCTGATACTACTCTATCACGACTACCGTATTGAATAGGAACGATTATATCCTTTTCTGTCCCATCTGCCCTCTTGCCAGTCTTAACCACCATACCACTAAAAACGTTCATAAATTGAACTATGTAATTTGCAATCTGGTGATCAAAATAATATGTATCAATTGTCATATGTTAACCTTACTGTTTTTGATATTTATATGTTCATTTAACCACCATTCATTGAATGGTGGTTACTTAGTAATATCTTCACCAGGGATTCTATTTGGACTATGTAACAAATCTTGTAATAGAGGTTTTTGACGGTTGTAATAGGAACGAGTATCTTCCTCTAAGAAAATCCAACGAACTTTAACAGCACTATACTGATATAACCTTATCAAAATATTATAAGCTGGATCATACGTGAGTCGGTGATAATCCCCATCCTTAGGATTCGTAGGAAATGACATCCCCTCAGTATAAGGTAGTCCATTTGGTGGCATACCATCATCAATATAAATTTTTGGTTGATCTCCACCATCTTGGTTAAATCTTGATAAATCTACACCATTAGCTTTTGCATTGTCAATTTCAGCTTGATTAAACTGACGAACATTAGCAGTATCTTCTCCTAACTCAGGGACTGCTGTTTCAGCAGTGGCTGAAGCTCTTATATTTGCCACAAACGCATCAGCTTGGAAAGGTAGACCTTCAACATTAGTGAAACCATTTAGATTAGAAGAAGGATTAAGATCTCCAATGATATCCATCGTTTCTTGACTTGCTAACATTGGTAAAGTTCCTACTCGCTGGATTGATGGTTGCCATCCAGGTGTATACCCATTTGAAGACCAGCCAACATCTGTTACTTCCAAATATTTTTTAATCAATTGCATTTTGGTATTAAATTGAGCCTCACTAGGAACCTCTATGATGTCTCCAACCACAACAGGTCTTCCAAGTGCTGCAACAGCAGTACTAATCGCAATTTGGAATGTTATGTTCTGACTCAAACTCATGTCAATACCAAAACGAGACAAGTTGGTCAAATGATCTTGTATATCATAAAATCCTTTAATTTGAACACTCGTTGTTGAGTAGGCCCGATCTCTATTTTCAAGAAATCCCATCTCATCTTGAACATTGCTTATATCTGTAGCAGTATAATCAATCAACTCTAAACGTTTAACTATCCAAAAATCCAATGACCCACCATTGAAGTTTATAGGTCGAAGTCTCCAATATCTTGATGCAGTTGATTGCTTAAATGACACTAATTCAACATCTGGTGAATCAGGTAAATTTATTATTGCAACCCCAAACCATGTTTGATTATTATCAGATCTTTCTATTCGAGCACGGGTAATACGATTTTTACTTTCACACCCCTGCTGAATGCGAATTGTTGTGATGTGATGTCTAACAGCGGTTTCGATTGAATACCGAAGTCGACCGTTATCTAACCGGATTGGACCAAAATCATACCCTATATAACTGGATAAAGTTACCAAATCTCCTCTTTGAGTTGATCTCCATTCATTGTTATTTTTGTTGAACACATTATTTGCTGAATAATCTGAATACTCACCACTGGAAATAGGGACACCAGATCCTGTCAAATCTATTAAACTTCCCTGCTCATGTACACCCATTAATTTAAATATATTGAGAGGAGCAGATGCAATATTGATAGCTTCTGCCATTAAACTTTGAATATAACAATTAGCTGGATCAGTACTTAAGTTATATGGAGAACACACAGTTTCACTTGAAGCTGTATTGTTACAATCTGTTAGGTTTCCAACTTGTCCACAATTACTCATTATAATTTTCCTTCAACGTATCTAAGAATTCACGTTCCCATATTGTAATTAGATTATACCCTCTATCTAATATTTTTTGTTCTCGTAATAACGTGGTGTTGTATAGATACCCAAACTTCTGTTTGGTAACAGGGTTAATTTCATTTGGATCAAAAATGTCTGGATTTCCATGCCAAAAATCTCCGTGAAACTCAAAAACTGTGTTTGTTTCCGCACAATACCCATCAACTCGCCCTACTCCAGTAACCACATACTCTCCTCCCTTGAGCTTATGTTGAATATGAATTTGATTATCTTGCTCCATCTTATCAAGCCACATCACAGAAACTCGTGATACACCTGATAATTGTTCTATTGGATGTCTTTGACCAGAAATAACATTATTCGGTTTAACATACCAACAACTCCCAGACTTTACATCAATATGATTTATCTTTGTTCTGGACGTAACGTACGGTTCTGTAATCAACAACGACGGATAGTTTACAGATAACCACTGCTTGTAAGAACTTGTATCATTAATTTTTCTAACATATTTAAATTTATTATTGGTTAATACTCGGATTGGTGATATGTAAAAAACATCATTACTTATCAAACATTTATGCTTTATGGGTTTTGTTTTTGTCCTAAAACGTTCTAATGGTTCAATTTGAATATTGTTTTGTTTAATATATTGGACATATTCTAAATTAGTCATACGAGGACACCTAGACAATTCAGTTGGACCATGACCTTTTTTAAATTTCTCTGGAGAACACAACCATTCAACCCCAGATTCTTTGTGTCTGTGTAGAATTTTTGTATTAGTATTTTTATACTCTCCGATTATACAAAAATCTGGTCTGTTGTGGTTAACCCACTCAACATATTGCTGATGGGATATTTTTACTGGTGATTTGTTGTTTCTGGATAATGGTGGATAAGATGTACCCATTTTAAACTTTTCTGGAGAACACAACCATTCACCCCCAGATTCCTTGTGTCTGTGTAGAATTTTTGTATTGGAATCAATATAATACTCTAGAACCTCATAATCTGGTCTATTGAGTAAAATCCATGCTACATACTGGTCGTGAGTTATTTTTTTCATATAGTTATTGTACAACTTCTGGGTTTAGCATATTTATACATATATTATCCCATAATAATCGAACAACCTAACCCGATTTCTTCAGGGTTAGAGGCAATACTGTTATCAAGATCATCCAAACATTGTTGAAAACTAGCTTGAGCACGTGCCCTTAAATCAACAGCATTTAATGACACTCCTCCTCCAGCTCCTGGTAAAGTAGCATATTTGCCTCGAATTTCAGCTAGCAATTGACATGCTTCTCCGGTGGCCCAAGTCTGTATCCAGTTATTTAGATATCTATCAGCTAATATATCTTGTTCGGTTCGTTCTATAACAGCATCCATAAGCACTCGCTCAGGTCTCCAGAGATTTTGGTGAACTGTTAACGTTCTCGTGGTTTCTTCCCAAAAATACATAATATTTGAGGCAAACAACTTTTCCATTAATTCCAAGTACTCATTAATGACATGATAACTCACAAGATCAAACGTTCCCATTTGGTATAAGTGTTGCAACACTATTTGTCCATACACTCCTTGACCTTCTGCAGTCCCAAGGAAAGCTGATGACATTCTCATCATTCCCATAACACTAACTATCTTATGGAACCCAACTGATCTATTGGTCAATTTATATTTTTGTTGCCCAGGCTCTAAATTAAAGAAGAACATCACTCGTTGATAACCAGCAGATCCCCTACGTCTCAGTGTCTGGAATGCTTGATCCACACAAAATTCTAATTGTTCTTTTGTTAATTCAACTTGAACGATAGGATAACCAAGTTGTGTTAGAATATTCTCAACCATGTCCCTGCGTCGGGCTGATGAACCATCAGTTCCAATTCCAATCTCTCTATATGATGGTCCTGGTAACAAACCATCTGTCCCCGTAGTAGGAGATTGAGCTAACCCCTTTGGAGTTAAACAGAATAAAAGATCATCAGCTATAGGATCATTGGGAATAATAGCCATTCTGGATTGAGAACCTGAAGTTCCACTCGTGAATATAAAATGACCATACTCATTTAACCTAACATTTGGAACTCGCTTCTTTTCCCACTTTAAATTTTTCCACTCATATAGTGTTTGATCATTGGTATTATACCATTGTGTTCCTGAAGCCATAGAAAATGGTTGAGTTTGAAACATTAACGGAACCCATGATACTCCATTCCACACGAATAACGTTTTTGCGTCTGTGTTGTACCAGTACTGACCAACCACCAATGAAGTTGGGATTACATCAGAACTAATGTAATTAATAGGACTCCACCCCGAACCAGTTTTTATACTCCACTTATGTGATGTTGAGTTAAACCAAAATGTACCAGTAGATACGTGAGTAGGATCTGAAGCGTTGGATATTAAACATGGATTAATCCACTGCATTCCATCCCACAAAAGAATCGAATTTCCGTTAACCCATATTGTTGGTTTTACTAGTGAGGGAGCTTTAGCAGGATTAGTTGGACTGTCAACAAAGTTGTTCACGATTGTCCACATCTGATTTACTGTATCCCAAACATGCAGTTTGGTTTCATCAAAATAGAGACTATCAGCAGCGGGGGTGGTAGGATCTGTAAACCATATTATTAAATAACTTGAAATATCAACCCAAACAGCACCACTCCACTGATGAAGGGTTTCTAAGTCTGGATTATACCAGAAGCTATTAACTCCCTGTGCTATTGGAGATGTTGTAGCAGTTGAAACAATAACACTTGTGAATATAGACGTCCATTGACCAGACATCCGATATGTCAATTTATTATTGGTAGTATTAAACCAGTAATATCCATCTGGAATGAGTCTAGGATCATCTAACCACACAAAAGCATTTGTTGGATTCCATACACCTGTTGATGTTTGACCCGGAACGAGTGGACACCGTTGAGAAGAGCAGTCTCCATTGGTTATACCCCAACTACTCAAAACATTTGTTGTTGAGTTTAACCAATATGAACCACATGGCATAACAGGAGATAATGAAGGGTCAGTTGATTGTGTTATTGTGTTGACAGGAATCCAAACCGAACCGTCCCAAGCAAATGATTTATTCCCGTCATACCAAATTGTATCACACCCAGGTTGTGTTGGATCTGAAGGATATGTAATATTGGCTTGTGATATCCAAGTTATACCATCCCACATACTCAATTTGTTTGTTTGAGTGTTAAGCCACAAACCACCAATACCGGGAGAGGTTGGTACAACAGACCCCGTAATTGCATCCAACGGTTGGTTTGATGCTCCATCCCACAAATATAACGTGTTTGTTGACGGATTGATAAACAATGTTCCTGTTCCTGGAGGAGTAGGTCCTTGTAGAGGAGAATTTAAAGTTGCAAATGCAAAATTTAAACTATTAACCAGTTGTTGATACGTTTGATTATTCGATCCTTCCACTGGAATAATATGTTTAAAAACAAGTTGTTGCTGGAGAGTACTGTTTCCTGTTAGATAAGTCTCGTCAAGAAACTCTTCATTTGGATATAAAACTCCAGGTCCATATGGATCACCATACTGATAACCATCAATCATAATGGATAATTTGTATGTTTTGTTGACATCTAAACCAGTTCTGTCTGTAGATTGTACTCCTAGTTGAACAACCTGATACCCTGGAGTATCAGGTTCTTTTTTACTTTGATAGTCCTGTGAATATGAGTGAGATCCTTCGTAGTGATACGTTAAGACATTATCTACAGCAAATCCAGCAACATAATAAGGCACGTTTGGCTGTAAACCGGTGATCTTCATTGAAGTGGTAGTTTTATCATCATAAAAAGCACCCACCACTAAACCTGTACCAATCTTATCGCCAGCAAATAAATTAACATCTACCGTTGGATCGCCAGTATAAAAACGTTTATTTTCAGGGGTTTGGTTTTGATTTATTTCACACGTGTCTGCAACTATAACAATTCCGTTATAATTTAAATCATTAATAGAACATCCAGGAGCACCCTTAGGAAGGGTCCATTTTATTGTCGCTGTTGTTGGTGTTGTTCTATCAAGCGTGATCGTAATTTCACGACCTTCGTTAACAATTTTATCTGGCGCGTCTGTATACAACCCTAGAGAAGACATCTAGTACTCCTAACTATCAATGTGTATTTATTTATTTTAATTATTGTTTGATAGTTTCGGATGTATTTTTCTTAAGCCACTCTTTTAATTTCATACCCTTCCAAATGGTTGTATATGAAATTTCATCAATCATTGGGTTTTTAATATCCTCAATCTGTAGATTTACAGGCTGAGGGTCTGCGAGGTTGTCGTATATCCACTCAACTATAACTTGATGCCCAGGTTTTAATAAAATTGTTTGTTTTTGATCTTCATTAAAGACGACAAGTTTACAATACTTCGAAACGTTGTAACTAGATTTTTGAACAGGGGAGCTCTTTATAGCTTCAAGAAGCTTCTCTTTGGATTCAAGATATTCTTTAAAGGTTAATCTCATCAAAAACTCTTTTTGTAGTTAAATTATATTTATTGGAGATTTCCAAATATATTATAATTTGGGGTTTTTAATTGAGAATTTTAACGTACCACAATCCCATACCCTATAAAAACCATGATTTGTCATGTTTTGGTATTCGGTTAAACTTGGGTCATAGTTAATAAGAGAATTTTTTAACATATCTTTTCTGTAATTCCATCTGTGTTTACGAACCCCATTAACGATATAAAAATAATCAGGTGGATTATCAACAACTAAGTTAAATCCAAGTTGATAGTACATATTCCCTTTACTCCATCGCTTATCAGCATAACTATAAATCTCTGTCCACTCATGATTTCGTTTAAAATGCTCCAGTAATCTAGATGCAATTCCGGGGATTCGGTAACTAACTTCAGTGCAAAATCGAACCAATTCGAATGTGTTTGTTTGTTTGTTCTTGTGAACACCAATCCCAGTTCGTGGAACAGAAAATGTCATCACCGCCACCAACTCATCATTATAATATGCACCATAGGCAATCTGAGAATTGTCGTTTCCTTGAACGTGATTTTTATCCAGTAGTGGAGATTTTTCTTTGTTAGTTATAGGTACAATCTTACAATCTCTTGCGTGTATTCTTGGTATTACATTATTGTTTTGTGTGTAATGTGATAGTTTTCGACGAATAAGATCCGGTCGTTGTTTTAATTCATCAGAAAACAACACAAATACTGGTTTGTGATGTCTCTGTGATTGTTTAATTGTACTCTTCCTTTCGTCTATTGCCGGTGGAACATTAATATTAATTATAATTAAAACAATTTTTTCACTTTCTAATTCTATAATATTAGAGGTTTGTTGTACTAACGTATAATCAGATACATTAATATATTGGAGCACTTCAGCTGTAAAATTGTTAGTTATTAACTGATCAAAATCACTTTCCCATACAGAAACTACATTATATCCCAAATTAATTAGTTTTTGTTCTCTTAATATTGTATGTTGATACAAGTCGTTATATGATTTATTGAGATGCTGATTGTATTGAGTTGGATCGTATACTTTTGGATTTCCATGCCAATAATCTCCATAAAATTCATATATCGTGTTGGTCTTTGGATTAAAACCGTCCACGCGGTATCGTGTTCCTGGAACTCTAAATTCTCCGTACTGTGTTGCATGGTTAAGCTTGCAATTGTCACGCAATTCTATATACTTCAACCATACAAGCGATTTTTTTGAAAATTTGTTGTTCCTAGAGCACTGGGGACATCCATATCCTTGGATTAAATTATATGGCCTGGGTTTCCATCTATGTTGACACACATTACACTTAACATCTATAGGTATGTGTGTTTGTTGATATTGTCCTAATACTTGAATTGTTGGTGCTACTGTTAATAATTTTTGTATAAACGTTTGTTGATTATATCTTGCATTTCCATAACAATGTGGACAATAATGTCCATTCATTAACCGTTCATACGTAGTATCCCATATGTGATTATTTTCACACTGAACTTCAACAGACTCTCGTCTACCGAGTTGATCCCCATGTTGACTACACACTGTCAGTTGTGGCCATTTTTCTTTTATATCTAATAGTGCTTGTCTAAACCCTCGACGTACAATTCCAGCACAGTGTGGACAACCTATATTTTTGTTAAGTATGTCTCCAGGTCTTGCTTTCCATCTATGATTATTTTCACACACAAAAACCAGCTTTGACCCACTACCTTCGTACGTTTGTCCTGAATCTAAGTAAATCATACTATCCAAACATCCCGAATTGCGAATGTTCAGTTTCTCAATAAATTCATCGTGAGTATACAAATGTAAATGGATGTTATTAATTCGCTTGCATTCGGGACATCCAGAACCTTGTATTATTGTTTTTGGTAAAGTTTTCCATTCATGATTGCACTCAACACACCTAAAAATAGATTTCTTGGTCATTCCATTAAATCCACTAACATACTCAACTTTGGGATATACAAGATTTCGTTTATCCAATCTGAGTAAAAATTGTTCAACTGATATTGTGTTCTTGGTAGATGTATGTTTAATACTACAAATAGGACAACCGTGACCTTGTTTTATTCTAATAAAGGGTGCGTTCCAACTATGATTATTTGCACATTTCCATGTATATTTGTAATGAGTTCCTTGATATTGTTGAGCTGAGGGATCCAAATACAAACCATGTTTCTCAACCTCTTTAACTTCTACGTCAAATTCAGCTTGTGTTTTTTTGATTGACAAATCTAGTATCCTTGATAATAAAGTACTATAAATTATATCTATTTATATCTAAAGTAACAACCTTTATATTTCCTCCTTTATATCCAACAACAGATAAAAAAATCCCCCATTAAATGGGGGATTTTTTGTGCTTATTAAATTAAGCTAAGGACATGCCTGAGACATTAATTTTACCATAATAATCAGCACTGTTACCAAGAGATGTTGCCTTGTTAACAAATGTTGCTTTACCATAACGAGTCATCAAACTGACAACAGGTTGGAAAGTCACTGGGTTGATAACAACACCAGAAGACATTAATGGAATGTAAGGACAGTAGAAGTAACCTGTGTCTATTTCTCCGTTTCCGCCTTTGTAACCAACAAGAATACTGTCGTTACCTGTTCCACCGATATCTGTAGTATCAACTTGGTTCCACAAGTAGCTGTAAACCTTGATAGTACCATTCAATGTACCTGCAAGCATTGTGTTGTTAGGTCCCTTGAAAGAACCCTGAACGGCAGGAGCAAAAACGCTCTTAGCAGCAGATTGAAGAACGGAAACAACCATTGGGGATACAACGATGAAGTTACCAGCACCACGACGAGTCTTACGAGCAATTTCGTTCGCAACGTAATTGATCATCACGCCAAGGTTAGCTAAACGATCGCCAACGAAAGTTGGGCGATAGTAACCAGGAGCAGCAGGTAGTGAACCGTCGAAAGATGCAACTGTTCCAGCAAGACCTAGAAGGTCGTTAATAATTTCGTTATCAATTTCTTGAACGATTTCTGCGGAGAGAGCCTTAGTCATTTCGTTTTCTAGATCAAGACCATGTTGAGATTGCATATCTTGCATAGCCTCAATTGTCCAACCAGCTTGTAACTTACGTGAACCAGCTTCAACAGCTTGGGACACAACTTCAACGCCCATCTTACGACCACCTGAACCTTCAATATATGAACCACCACCACCATGAAGTGAACCAGCGGCGCCATAAGGACCAGTGGCAGCAGCATCAAGAGCTGAAGGCCATGCATGACCAGTTTCTGTTACTCCAGCGATTGCGCCTGGAGCAGGAGCACCCATACCACCAGCACCAGCAGCCTGTGCAACGTCAGTAGCACCAGCATAGAAACGGCGAACTGCGTTTAAGTTACCAAAAGCTTCAAAGTCTGTTGGATCAACGGTACCTGGAATATTACCAATACCATTGTCGATTGCACCAGTAGCAGCAGCACCAGCAATACTTTCGTTGTACTTGTAACGCAATGTATAAACTAGTCCAACTGGACCTTGCATTGGTTGTACACCGACGATTTCTGTAGCAATTGTGCTAGGAATAATACGACGAATCATTGGGATGATGATCTTACGGAAACCAGCAATTGCGCTAGTGTCTGTAGATCCTGAAGCAGCTGTTTCTGCCAATACTTGTTTTCTTTGATTCTCTAAAAGGGTACCTGTGACTTCACGTCTTGTTCCATCAAGACCTTCTAACAGGGCTTCTTTAATTTCGCCCCAATTTTCATGTAGTTCGTTTAACATTTTTTAATACTCCTGTAGTAAGTTAAATGATTAGTTAAGACCTGCAAGGCGTTTCCAAGATTCAGTAACTGCTTCAGACATAGCTTTCTTGTCGTCGACATCTTCTTCCTCTTCTTCGGTGTCACCTGTTTTTACTTTAAACTTCTTGTCATCGTCTTTTTTATCTTTGACCGCCTTCTTAGCGCGCTCTTCAATCACGGACTTACTTTCAGCAAGTACTTCATCTTCCTTCTCTGATTCTTTGTCCACAGACTCTTTCAATACACGACCGATAAAGGTCTTGTATGCTTCTTCCAAACCCTCTGTAGGAACACTCTTGAGAATTGTTTCCATAATCTCATATTGTTTTCCGGAAAGTGGTTTTAAAACTTTTTCCATACGAATCTTGCGTTCCAATCCTGCAAGTTTCTTTTCTGCTTGCTTACGACCCTCAGTAGCTTGCTCATAACTTTCACGAACATCACGAAGCTCAGCTTCTGTTGAATCTTCATCGATGAAACTCTTACGATATTCTTGTACGAAAGATTCAAAAACTTTCTTACCAAATTGAAGTTTCTTAGCTTCTTGAATATCTTCAGTTAATTCTTCAAATTCAGCCTGTAAGCGAATTTCTAAGAATGCATCTAACTTTTCAATAAGTTCAGCAAGATCTTCTTGTAGTTCTGTAGCCATCTCATGCTTAGCTTCTACCAAACGACTTGCATACTCTGCCTCAAGATTACGGAATGCAGAGATGTCTTCTCTTAATTCAGCAATTTCATTCTTAAGGTAGTCTTCAACTTTAAAATCAATAGCTTCAATCAAAACGTCACGTTCGTTGATCCACTGTTCAGTTAATTCAATACGAACTTGTTCAGTTGCGTCACGTTTTGCAGCTTCTACGGCTTCCTGAAGGTGAGACTTCATTGCTTCTTCCAATTCAGTCTTTGTTTCTTCAGAAAGAACCTCTGCTTCAAGTAATTTTTTCAGAAGTTCATCCATGTTACTCTCCTTTGTATGTTAATTATTTATAAATCGCTTATTTTTCAAGGGGTAATCAGTTTTACTGTTTTATAAATCCCCGTAAAAACAACAAGTTACAAAATCTTTTTTTCTAGTAAAATTTGAAAAATTATTTTTTTATGAACAAATTTTCGCTTAAAAATTTAAGAATCTCTTGTTTAAAATATTTTTGTGCTGCTGGATCGTGCTGAAGTTGTTCTGCCAAAGTTAAAACACTTCTTCCACTCTTCACCATCTCTAGTGATTCATATATTGAAGCTGGCATAGCTCCTGGAGCTGATGGTGTTGCAACTATGTCTACGGTAACAAAAGAAAAGTTTTTCACTTGACCATGATCACCAACTTCACCAGCACCTCTAGAACTCACTCCAAGGCGAACACCACTTTCGACTAACGTCTTAGCAATATTCCCCATAGGGGTAGGTAAAAGTTTTGCTCGACCACACGCATTCGTTCCTTCCATTCTTAAATCTGTGATTGCATGAGATATGCGATCCAAATTGATGGAAAGAGTTTGTGGGTGGTCAAGTTCACCAAAAATACCATTCATTTCTTGTATCTTCGTTGATGCTTCCAGTACTGCACGAGATATTTCACCTAAAGGATAAACTCTATTGTTTCTGTTTTTAATGTCAGCTTGCATAAAGACACCAGACAACCAAACGTTTTTCCCATCAGAAGAAGATTCTTGAATAATCCCACTTTGAGCTGGGGACAGTTCCTCTATTAATAATTGAGTACTCATATCTTTCTCCCTTTAGTGAGATTATTCATCCTCATCTTTTTTTGACTCTTTTGACTTGCTGGGCTTATCCTCTGACTCATCGTCATCGTCATCCTCATCGTCATCTTCATCATCTTCGTCTGAGTCATCGTCCTTCTTGTCTTCGTCTTCGATTTCCCCATCGTCCTTCTTGTTTTCGTCGTCTTTGTCTTTCTCTTCATCCTTGTCTTCAGCTTCTACAACGGATTTCATTTTTTCGACGACGTAAGTACGGAAAATGTCTCGAGCCTTTTCCTCATCTTCATTGATCATTGCATCAACAAGGGCTTTAAGTTCCTCTTTCATAATTAAATCTCCTTTGGTTGTTATGGGTTTTGTTGTTCTGTAAATACATACAGTCCGACGATTAATATTTAGTTAAGAAGAATGTATAATCAAAGGGTTACACCTAACCCTTTGATATATATAAGAAAAAATAAAAAATAATTTGATTTAAATTGGTTTTTCACCACCAGGAGCAGGTACTTCTGCAATGTTAGGTCCACCAGAACCACTAGGACCTTCACCTTCAGTGCCAGGTTCGGAAAGTCCAAAGTCTCCCCCTACTCCACCACCTACTCCACCACCTACTCCACCAAATCCAACTTCTTGTTCTCCACCATATATGTTCTGTAAATCTGAACTATTAGGTGTTTGTTTTATCCCCTTTTCTTGGCGAATCAACATTTCATTTTGTGCAATTTCATCATCAGATAACTGCAGATATCTGGCTAGTATAAATCGTTTGGATAGATAAGGAATTGTTTCGACTGAGTTAGCGTTGTTAATCAAACTTGTGTCAAGATCAGCACGTCTGTAATGCTCATAATTATTTGGAGCTGGTAATTTAATTTTATATAATGATTCATCAATGTTGATGTTGCAATCACGGAGATACATCTTGAACTCTCTGTCAAGAGTTTGTTCCAATGGAGATTGTAATCTTGACACAAAACGAGCAAACTGTAATTCCTCAATATATGCTGCTCCAACCTTACCATCGTTAAACATACCACCACCTTCTCCGCCTGGCTTCATCCAGGAACGGGGAACACGTAGACCTCTCAGTACTTTCTCAACCCAATATTCCAAGTCGTTAATCTCACCAAGATTACCTCCACCTGGAAGAGTTTCAATTTTGGACCCTCGACCATCAGCTGTGGATGCAAAGAAAAAGTCTTCCGTCATACTTTGTGGATTGTAAACAGAATCAATAGATTCTTTTCCACCTACCGAAGATGGAATCTTCTTTTGTCTAATTTCATTCTTCACTGTTTCCAGATATTGTTTGACCCGGTGAGGAGGCATCTTACCCACATCTACGTAAAACACTCTTCTTTCAGGAGCACGAACAATACGGTAAATAATCACAGCATCTTCCAGTAACTCTTTTTGCTTATGAGACCTGTACACGCTTCGGAGAACTGAATCTCCAAATGGAGCTGATTCAGACATATCATCATTTAATGTGAATCTAACTATATCCTGTATCGGAACATACGATGTTTCATACGGTTCTCCTGTAGATACAGTATTCATTCCAGATGTTCCACCTCCTGGTGCTCCACCAGCAGTTCGAGGTTTTTTGGTATCAATCCGTACAACAAAACCCATAACCTTTGTCACGTTTTCATGGTCTACGATTGCTGCAAGTACGTTTGTTGCTGGAATCCACTCCCATTGATTGTGTGGAGAATTTTTCTTAAAAAAGCAGTCACCATACTTAATAGTGTTTCTTGCAATTTTAAACATTCTATTGTCCCAAGCATGAATACCAGTCCAGTGACGTAATGCTGCCCGAATGGTCATAACAAGAGAGTCTTCAACCTGTTGTCCCTCTTCAATTTGCATTTCTATATCTAAAGCTAAACCTGTATTGACGTTTGATGTTGTCATTTCTTCAGCTATTGTATCCAGAGCACGAGTGACTTCCACATCGTTGTCCATAATGTCATATTCTCTGTATCTGGTGAGTCGAGTAGCAGAACCTTGGACTAAACGTTGATACCATGTATAATTTCCATATGCAGCATATTGACCATCTACACCTTGACTGTCTTGAACTGCAACTACTTCAGGTCTTGAAGATGCAAATTTAAAATAATCTACAAATTTTCCCATTTTATAACACTCCTAATATTTTATATTTATAGTATCGTGAATGGGGTGTAATTTATTATATTACTAATGCTCTTATTATCTCTGTGATATCGTTAAACTTATCATACTTTATAACATGTAAATTGTGTTCTTGGGCTCTAGCGTATTGTTTTTTAAGCGAATCACGATACTTCATCTCAGTGTAACGTTGGTTTGACTTGTGAAAAAAATGATGTTTTTTGTAGTGTTGTTCCCCATTATACTCAATTAGTATACGTTTTGATGGAACGTAAAAATCAAAAATCAGCAACTGATCTTTATATCTGACCCGATATTGAAATTCATAAGATATCATGCATTCATCAAGTATCATTTGAATTTGTTTCTCTCCTCTCGACATAGAGCAATAAGGACACCCTTCTCCAGATAAATGTTTGTTTGGAGTTTGTGTAAATTCTCCATGTTTATTACAAATAATACGCACCTTTTTTCTTGCTCCAAGATAATCAACTTGTGAGTAATCATAACGGTTACCGTGTATTTTGGTGAATTTTTCTTTTATATTCAAACTATGGTTTTTTATTTGTAACATCGATACAACTTGTTTGGAACATAACATACATCCTGAATTTTTGTTAATTACATTATCAAAAGAAGCACTCCATGTATAATTACATGTGTTACAAGTCCATTGAACTTTTTGTTTATATTTTACAAACTCACCCTCGAACGATAAATTTTTATGCTTAAGCTTTGTTAGTATTTGTTGCATCGATTGATGCTTGCCTGCACATTTTGGACACCCTTGCTTAGAATTTATATGAGCGTCAGGAGTTTGGTTGAATACCCCATGTACAGGACATTTAATATTAATTTTTGTTTTTGCATTTACATATGTTGACAGGGTATAATCATATTTAAAGTTATGTACATTGTTTGACTTTTTTACAAAATCTTCTTGACTTGCGCCTTTTCCCATTATATGACTCCACGTTCTATGTATTTAGAGAAAGAATGTTTTAGGTAATTTAAGCGTGTATGAGAAAGTTGCTTCCCAGTACTAAACGCTGTATAAATACATTATATTATTTAGGAACGTATATGCACGACGAGTTGAAAGAAGCGTTTGAATCTGGTACTACCATACGAAATAAGACTCCATTATATAAACTGCTGTCTGATAATACCCAACACTTACCTAGTGATTATTTACCTAGACAAAAATTGTGGCACTTATATTTCAATACCACAGAAAATCCGGGATGTAAAATATGTGGAAAATCGATTCAGTGGGAGTCGGCAGCAAAAACAGCTGATCAGAAGTATCGAACATACTGCTCACGTAAATGTCAATGGTCTGATCCAGAAATTAAGGATAAGAAATACCAAACTGAACTACAACGATATGGTGCAGGACGACCTACTGTAGTAGACAAGACTAAAGTAACTAATAACATAAAATATGGCTCTGATTACGCTATCCAACAAGACGAGTATAAGCAAAAACAATCAAATACTGTATTATCCAAATATGGAGTGCTTAACATTACTCAATACAAACCTGCACTGAAAAAACGAGATCAAACTAATCTTTCATTGTTCGGTGTGAGATCTCATGCACAACAACACTTACCTGATGATGTAGTTATGAAATTGGGTGATTACGACTGGATGAATACTCAACATACAATCAATAAAAAATCAGTAATTGAAATTGCGCAAGAGTTGAATATTAACTATGAGATTGTATCAAGACATTTAAAATTTCACGATATTTCAATACAACATTACCCTTCATCGTCTTCATACGAAAATCAAATATATGATTTTTTGTGTACAATATTAGATTCTATAGATATACAAAGAAATAATAAATCAATACTCAATCCAAAACATATTGATTTTTACATTGAAAAATACAATTTAGCAATTGAATTTAATGGAATATATTGGCACAGTGAACAAGTTAATCCAGATCGTAGATATCATTTAGACAAAACAAATAAAGCATTAGCACAGAATATTGAACTAATTCAAATATATGAATCTGAGTGGATACTTAAACAAGAACTTGTAAAGAGTATTTTACGAAGTAAATTGAAGCAAACTACCAATACCATTTTCGCAAGAAAATGTGACATTCGTGAGGTCGATAAACAACAAGCAAAACGGTTTTTGGATGAAAATCATATACAAGGAAATACATATAGTTCTGTTAATATAGCATTATTTTATCAAAATAAAATGGTAGAACTTATCACGTTTGGAACACCTAGATTTTCTAAAAAATATCAATATGAATTGGTAAGATTGTGTTCATTACAAAATCATTCCATTGTTGGAGGAGTTTCGAAAATATTTAAATATTTCGTTAAAAAGTATAATCCCAACTCAGTGATTTCATATAATGACAAACGGTGGGGAACTGGTGCTGTCTATTCAAATTTAGGTTTTAAATTTTCTCATGCATCATCCCCAAACTATTGGTATTTCAAAAGTGGAGATTTAACACTACACTCAAGAGTCAAATTCCAGAAACATAAATTGCAGTCAATTCTTAATGTGTATGATTCTTCCCTGACTGAGTGGGAAAATATGATTGTAAATGGTTATAATAGGATATGGGACTGTGGAAACAATATATGGGAATGGTATCCATGATTAAGTTCTTTTTGGAGCGTTTGCTGTTGGAGCAACAGCAGTCACTCTAGCTTCATGTGCTCTTAACATAGAGTTGGTGTTTATTTTTTCACTCTCAACAGCATAATAAGCATCTGCTAGTGTTGATGTTGCGTCACTAGTATCTTTAGTGAAATTATTATTTGTTGTCATTAATTTTACTAATTGTTGCATCGAGTTCTTTAAGTCTTCCATTAACTGAGCTTGAGTTTCCTGTGCTTCAACTGGACCTTCTACACCCTCAACTTTAGGAGATGGTGTATAAGGAGATACTACTCTACTCAATCCAGTAGCTCCTCTTGCTACTGGTCCTATTTTATTTCTAGTTGGATTTGGGATTGCAGTCATCCTATCGAGTGTATTAAGTTTTGCTTCTGTCATTGATGCAGCACCTATGTCTCCTCGATTGTATGCATTGTTCGTATATGCGGTTAAATTAGTTTTGTTACCGACATCACTAGGTTGATTTGTGTTTTTGTCTTTGTTACCACCAAACCAATCTACAATAGAACCCCAAATGTTTTTAAAGAATGCTTTTGCTTTATCCATATATTCACTTATAATTTTTCTTGCCCCAGACAGTATTTCAATTCCACTAGACACTGCCGATTTTGCAGATTCTCCAATAAAATCAAATGCTGAACCAATACCACTACGGATTTTTTGTCCAAGCCACGCACCAGCTTTAAAAGGTAAACTAAGCAAACCAAGACCTGAAGTTACTCCCGACTTCAGGCTCCCAGCAACAAAATCAAATACTGAACCAAATCCTTTTCCAATCATCTTTCCCAAAGCCCCTCCACCTTCTCCCCCTAACCAACCCCCTATAGCTCCTCCAATAGCCCCACCAGCCCATGTTCCAACAGGACCTAAGAATGATCCTACAATTGCTCCAATCCATTCACCAGCTAAGGCACCTCCAGCTACCCCAGCTGCAGTTCCAACTCCAGCTCCAACTCCAGCTCCAACGGATTTTCCTACCTTTCCTGAACTAGCGTATTCTTCAGTCCCTGCTGACACTCCAGAAAATATTCCAGCAATTGGTCCCAAAAATTTCATCAATTTTGGTGCAAATTCTCCAACATCCCTAGCCAATATAGCAGCTTTTGGTCCAACTTTTCCTTTTTTAAACACATCTAATACATCTTTTCCCAACTGCATAACACCAGCTTTCTGAGCGAAAGCAAACATACCAACAGCAACACCAAATGCAGCAACCCATATTCCAAAATTCTTTGCAGCTGAATCCATCAACGCTTCAGCTTTGATAGCTGTGCCTCCTGCCCCAACAGCACTACTCTTAATTACCTTTTGTATCTCTTTATCGATTTCTGCTTGTGATTTCCCCTTCTCTTTACCCAATCTTTGAGCTTCTTGTATTTTTTCAATGGTATCAGTCATTCCTACTGTTAATTGATCGAATGCATTTAGTCTAGCCTCTGCGGCGCTGGCTGCGCCACTATCCCCCCTATTGTATGCACTGGTCATTTGTTGTTGTAATTCTCCCCGTTTCTTGGCTGTTTCTTGCATCTCGGCCATCAGTTTCGGATTATCGAACTGTCTCATACGGATTAAATCCCCCATCTCCTTAGCCTTACCAGGATCAACTCCTATCATCATAGCGCCAGCAGTTATCTTTGCAGAAGTTTGATATCTTTGTCCGAGAGTTTGACTACGGAGTTTTTCCATTGCACCTGCTACAGCTATTGCCTTTTCAGCCGAAAGACCCATTGCTGACAATTCTTTTGCGCGTGCCAACATAGTTTTGTTCATCATAACTTGTTCTTGGCCAGACAACGTGTTTAAACTATCCTGGATCTCTGATGACTCCATTTGAGCTTCATACAATTTCATCAATTCTTCCGAACTTTTTCCAGTGATTGCAGTCATCTCTCTCAAGTGTTTAGTCCATCTATTTGAACCTTGATCTATCGTTTCTCCACCTTGTTCATATGACTTGGTAAAATTTATTACTTCCATATTCAATGCAGCTGCTAATTTAGGATCCCCCGTTAATTCAAAAAACTTAGAATTATATTTTTCTAGATTTTTTGTGGTTTCTTCAATACCCTTACCACCAAACGCAGCTTGCGAATTTTGACCTAATATTTTCTGGAATTCTGATGCTGACAAAAACAGCTTCGTTGCTTCTGTAAACATCGGTGCAACACCAGTTGTATATGCAGCCCTAGCTACTTCTTTAAATTCCCCGTATGCTTTTGCTCCAAAATAAGTAACTGCTGCCGATGCAACGGATAATATAGAAAATCTGAGTGTACCAAGTATACTGGTAATTCCATTGGCGGAAGCTGCTTCTATATCTTTCGAACCAACACCCATCTTTCCTAATATACTAGCTTTCCCTCGTTCGTGAAGCTCTTTAACAAAACTGTGATCCATGTTATGAATAGACTCAACTGCTTTAACTGTTCCGTCAGACAACTGCATTAGTTTAGAATTAAGAACTCCTGTCGTTCCAGCGAGTCTTTTTTGTATTTCATTATAATCCTTGATCCCAGTTAAACCATCTAGTGACCCCCCAACCTTTTGCATTTCTTGTGACAATTTTCCCAAACCCTTCACAAATAAGGCTTCTGCTGCTGCTTTGCTTGTTGGATCTGTTGACTTGTCAAATAACTCTTTGGCTGTCTTAATCGACTTATTATATCCTTCCAGCTGAGCTGTTTGACTCCTCACGGTATCGATAAGATTGCTGAACTCTCCAGCCGTTCTAACTCCTTGAGATTTAACTAAACTAGTTAGATAACTATTTCCTTTAACTATATCTTCTGCAGTCTTCTGTAATGCCTCCGGTAAATCCTTAGAAATTGTGCTTATATGCTCTGCAGTTCGTTCAACCTCACTAATTAGACTTGCAACCATATTACTGTGAATCTCTAAGTTTTTTGAAGTTTTCGTTGTTGCTGTGTTCAATTCTTTGAATTGTTTTGCTACACTATCAACACCCTTTGCCAGATTACCAAAGGCAATGTTGAATTTGGTGGTTATATTAAGTGTTTGCTTTTGTAATAATGCTTGTCTATCATCAAACGTTTCTCGAATGTTCCCTGACCCTTGACCAATACCTCCAAAAGTGTTCCCAACACCCGAAGAAGCAGCCCCTGCTCGACCGGCTGCAGCTGTTAACGATAGCATAATTTGTTTTGCGATTGAGTTGATGTCGTCTGGGGACATTCCAGTAGCCATAGTATTTTTAATCCGTAAACAGTAATGATATTTATGTATTTCAGAAAGGGTATTTTTTCACTTGATATATATTAATAGTCAAATGGAGAGATATATGGAACAAATTGTACAAACAACAGCGAACTCAACAAACCCACTATTGAGTAGGGTTAAAATTCCAGGTGAAACCATCCGTTTACCTTCCAATGGAATTTTTTATGTTAATGGAGAAATAAGCCAAGATGTGACAGACGGAGAAATTCACCTATATCCTTTGACAACAATGAGTGAAATTTTGTTACGAAGTCCAGATAAGCTTTTGAACGGAGAAGCACTCATCGAAGTATTAATGCAAAGTGCTCCACAAGTACTTAAACCAATGGATCTATTATCAAAAGATGTTGACTACATATTAACTGCACTCAGGAAGGTAACATATGGAGATGTGATTGAAATCAAATATCAACACACGTGTGAAAATGCAAAAGAACACACATATGGTGTATCACTTTCACGAATACTTGGAGCTTCAAAAGTCATTGATCCAACAACACTAAATCAAGTGTTTGCTTTAGATTTACCAAACGGTCAGGTTGTTAAGCTTCAACCAATGAGATTTAAAAATGTGATTGAGATAATGCAATCGGTACAAAGTGTTGCCTCAGACGATAAGATGATTGGAGAGCAATTAATTAAATCTGTATCGTATATGATTTCAGCTGTTGATGAGATATCTGATCCAGTCATGATATCTGAGTGGTTAAATCAAATTCCAACTACATGGTTTAATGATATTTCAAAAACAATTGAAAGAATTAGTGATTGGGGACCTGTTTTCGAATATAAAGATGTTTGTTTAGATTGCGGGCAGGAGGTAGAGTTGTCAGTTTCTCTTAACCCGCTAACTTTTTTTATGTGATATTAAGATGGGGGACAAACGCCGATAAAGTTCAATATATCAAGGGATTACAGAAAGAAGCCACTCGTATCGTTGAAGGAGTGGTTTCCCTAATTTATTACATGAGAGGTGCTGTTTCATATACGGAAGCCATGTACATGACTTATGCAGAAAGACAAATTATGTCCGACTTCCTTGAACAGCGGTTTGAACACGAAAGTAAAAGGATGTACCCGGTGTACTAATACACTTGGTGGTATGCGTCAAGCCACCATTTGGGTGTTATATTTTTAGTTTGTTGTTTAAGATAACTAAACGAACTGTCGAGTATATATACTGTCCCCCAATCTTCCTTGTTTCTAACAACCCGACCGCTAGCTTGAATTACATCTATGAGTGTCTGTCTGAGGTACCATTGTTGTGATAGCTCAGCCTTTCGCTTAATCCACGCGTCTCCTAAAAACGGAAATCCAACTTTAACAATAATTGCAAAACGTGATAAATCATCAACGAGATCCAAACCTTCGGTGATACTAGGAGATATTAACAACCCTGGCTTATCACTTTTTTGAAAACTTTCAATGATTAACCCCCTGTCAATACCACTTTCAGGGTTGTGGTGGAATATATTATGAGGTATTTTGTTTTTTAATTGTTCAGTTAACCATTTAGCAATAGCAAAATTGGCAGTGTGTATAATTCCAGATTCGTTGTGGTGATGTTCATTCAACAATTGAACAATTGTTTCAATCATTTGCGTTCTACCCTTACTATTTTCAGGATTTTTCCAAGCAGCGTTCATCTTCATTACAGGCATAAAAAATATTGGTCGGTGTTCTTTTGAGAATTCCGAGTCTAAAGATAAGAAAGCAGCTTCTTTTGGATCAATACCTAAATCAGTACAGAACTGTTTATGGTCTAATATCGTTGATGAAAGAAACAAAAACCGATCGGCATGTTGTTCAAAAACATTTTTAAAATTATGAGCAGCAGATAATCTTTTAATTTTCATATATGTTGGATCTTTAATGAGAACTAATTGGTCTGATATCTCTTTTTCATTTATTTCTCCAACTAAGTGAGATATTGTGGTTGAGTGTTCCAATAAACTATTGGTCTCACGCATCTTTCTAATCTCATCAGCTGTATGGGACTTTGAATTTGTAAATGTATCTACTTCTTCCAACATGTCACTTAAAATAATATCAAGTTTTGAAAGGTAAGCAGATTTTAACCACATAAAAGCCTGTTGAACATTATCGTGTTCTTTGTATGGTAGGTTATACTTTTCACACCGCTTTTTCGATATAATAACAGCATCAAATTCAGTTAATTCTTGTTCTATATTATGACATTCATCAAATACCATTAACTTGCGTTTATTTTTAAAAACTGTTGTGAAGCCCAATATCAACAATGCAAGTTTGTAATTCATTACAACATGAGGGGTTACTTTGGCTAGTGCCTTTGCATTTTCATAAGGACAGGAACCACATGGAGGTTTGATTAAACCTCCAATATCACAGGTAGTGTTTTTGTTGATGCAGTGATAATTACCCTTTCCATATAATGTTGCCATAATACGTTGTGGGTTATCTACGAATGACCTTTCGTACTGTTGTTGGAGAATTTTTTGAGGAGTGAGAATAAAAGAACCACCCGGTGTGGTTTTACCTTCATTTAAATATTGTGCAAATGTTGTTGCTACATGAGATTTACCACCTCCAACAGGAATTTCACAAATCAGATATTTCGCAGTTTGTTTTTCTAACCATGTTAAAGCGTCAACTTGTGTCAGTCGAGGTTCACTTGTACTATGTGAGAAAAAGTCTAATATACCCATTTGTGTAAAACCTTATTATTAATAAATTTCATTTTACACTACTTTGTAATAAATATAAACAATTGACTCTGAACTTTTATGAAATTAACATTTAAACAGTATATCATCTCAGAAGTTGAACTCTCCGCAAACTTTCCAATACACAAGGAATTGGAACAGTCTATTTGGGATAAAAATGTATTGAGAACTGATGTTAAAGCTGCTATGAAAAAGATTGCAAAAGAATTTGAAAAATTTCTCGAATCTCCAGATGTTAAAGTTGTAGATGTTATTTTTACAGGAAGTCTTGCCAATTTTAATTACACAAAATATTCAGATGTTGATATTCATCTGATATTGGATGCAAAATCAAGTGATAATGATCAATGTGTAATCGACTTACGTGAATTTTTAATGGCAAAGAAAAATTTATGGAACCAAACACATAATATAGTTATACACAAGTTCCCAGTAGAAGTATATGCTCAGCTTGCAGATGAAAGTAACGTTGCGAGTGGGGTATACAGTTTAACTAAAGATGAGTGGATCACAAAACCGACCCACATTTCAAAAAAATATAACAAATACGCCGTTGAAGTGAAGGCAAAACACCTTGCTCATGCTATTGATAAAGTAATAGAGGATAAAGTTGATGATAGTGACGTTTTAAAGAAAATCATGGAAAAAATCAAGACCATGAGAAAAAGTGGTTTAGAAAAAGGAGGCGAGATGTCGGAAGAAAATCTCGCCTTTAAAGTTCTCAGAAACAACGGTTATTTAGAAAAACTCACGAAATATCGTACCAAAGTAAGGGATAAAACACTGTCATTGTGAGTTAAACTCTTTAACCCGCATAGTTGCTCGTTTAAGTTCTTCATAAGAAGTGTTCATCCAACGTTCTTGAGCAAATTTTTCATACTCTACTCCAGTCATCTTTTTTCTGTTAGCTTCATCGTCGTATATTACAGTTTGAAATGTGCTTCGAGCATATAGTATAAGTGGTAAACCTACTACCAAATCAAGTATCAAACCAAACACCATTATAGCCATAAGAATAAAAGCGAGTAACGCCATACCATGTTCTACACCCAATAGAGTACTTTGAATTAACGATGCTTGCTGTCCATCTTCGTGTTGATCAGTTAATTCGGACAACACTCCACCAACAACTGCTCCAGTCATAATTGCTCTCGACGTGGGACTTGACATTCCTAGTTGTTCTTTAATAATATTGATAGCAAAAATAGTACCTACCTGTATCACATAATTGTTTCCGATGTACAACCCACTCTTAACCACATCTGGCCAGTGTCGATCTGGACCATCAACTTCTTTGAATGGTTTATATACTTGAAGCAGTGCAGCCACATCAGGTGAAATGTAGTGTACTGAATTGTATCTCAAAGTTCTCATGATATTCTCCGTGTGGTTTATGTATGTCCATAATACCCTAATTTTTATTTAAGTCAACAAAAAAGGACGCGTCGCGTCCTTTTTTCTTCCCTTCCCTTGAGAATTTAATTACTTTGAATATCTACCACTCCTGATGGTGTATTCATAGCTGCCTGATCTTCTGGAGAATTTCCACTTCCAACAGTTGATTCATCATCTAATGATTCAGGACAGACTTGCTTACATACTTCTATATAATCATCCATATCTAGAGGGGAATGTTTAAAACTACACACTATCAAAGCGTTTGCGAATTCGTGTAACATTACATCATCTTTTGCATCTTCGTGTGACCACTCCATTATACGAATCAAAGTTGGAACATCCATTGCTACTACATCAGGGTGATCTTGTGGTTGATCACGAAATACAGCAGTTGCTGGATCTGAATCTGGATTAGCTTCTGGATCATATGGTACCTGTTGTTGAGACATGGAAGTGTCAAACTCAAAATCACCCTCATTCATTTTCTTTAATAATTTGAAAGCCATAATAATATTCCTTTGTTGTATTCAGTTATTTATAACAAGCTAACCAAAAAGCATCACAAACATCTGCTAGTCCAGTTGTTTTTTTGTATCGTCCCTTAAATAACTCTAATATTTCTGGAGATAGAGATGATATCATTGCTGCCTTATCTGCTTTTCCAGATCCAGTTGCAAACTTTTTCAAAGATGTAGGAGCAATAATTCTACAATTAATGTTGATGTTATTGTTTCGAAGTCCTGTTATCAAAACAAACAACAAACCAGCTAAGTCTCTTGTGGCATCACCTCGTATCCCAAAAGCAAGCCCTTCGAAATTCACACTGTGTATATTGTGTTTTATAATTAAATTTTGAAATACAGTTGATATTTGACGTGCACGATCATATATGTCTAGTGCAGCATCAGATTTGAAAGTTCCAAATTCTATGATATTTCTCGTTTCAGATCCATCTAGAACACAAAATCCTGAATTGGTATATGACTGATCGAACCCTAAGATCATTATAACCTCTTATAAACGTGAGGTTATTTATACCTAAGTGAACTACCCCAATGCTAAAGCATTTGGGGCTTCCAGGCCAACGCCCAGATTTTCCTGCTTCATCATTGCATAACTAGATATATCATATGCTATATC